ATGCTCACTGTTAAGCAGATTGAAGCAGCAAAGCCGAAAGAAAAACCATACCGCCTTCTCGATGGTAATGGCCTGTACCTTTATGTCCCTGTATCCGGGAAAAAGGTATGGCAGCTTCGCTACAAGATTGACGGTAAGGAGAAAATCCTGACCGTAGGAAAATATCCGCTAATGACTTTGCAGGAGGCAAGGGATAAGGCATGGACTGCGAGGAAAGACATCTCGGTTGGCATCGATCCGGTAAAGGCGAAAAAGGCTTCGTCTAACAACAATTCCTTTAGTGCGATTTACAAGGAATGGTACGAGCACAAGAAGCAAGTATGGTCAGTAGGGTATGCGACTGAACTTGCAAAAATGTTTGATGACGACATTTTACCTATCATCGGCGGCCTTGAAATTCAGGAGATTGAGCCGATGCAACTGCTGGAAGTAATCCGCAGATTTGAAGATCGCGGTGCAATGGAGCGAGCAAATAAAGCCCGCAGAAGATGCGGCGAGGTTTTCCGTTACGCTATTGTCACTGGTAGGGCTAAATATAACCCGGCACCTGACCTTGCTGACGCCATGAAGGGATACCGCAAGAAAAACTTCCCGTTTCTTCCTGCAGACCAGATCCCGGCATTCAATAAAGCACTGGCAACATTTTCAGGAAGTATCGTATCGCTCATTGCGACTAAAGTTTTGCGCTACACAGCCCTAAGAACGAAAGAGCTTCGCTCCATGCTATGGAAGAACGTCGATTTTGAAAACAGGATTATCACCATCGACGCCAGTGTAATGAAGGGACGCAAAATTCATGTGGTTCCTATGTCAGACCAGGTGGTTGAACTTCTCACTACGCTAAGCTCAATCACCAAACCAGTATCAGAGTTTGTTTTTGCCGGGCGCAACGATAAGAAGAAGCCAATCTGCGAGAACGCGGTACTGCTTGTGATCAAACAAATCGGCTATGAGGGTCTGGAAAGCGGTCACGGATTCAGGCATGAATTCAGCACGATTATGAACGAGCACGAATGGCCTGCTGATGCTATTGAAGTGCAACTGGCACATGCCAACGTCGGATCTGTGCGCGGGATTTACAACCATGCTCAGTATCTCGATAAGCGCAGAGAAATGATGCAGTGGTGGGCGGATTGGCTTGATGAAAAGGTGGAGTGACCCGCCTTAACAACTATCGAATATCACAAAGCCTTGCAATCCAGTGCAAAGCTTTGTGTGCCAGAGTTTTTTCTCACCAACATCATGACAACATTATTCTCTTAGTTAATTACATCGAAAAATCATACATAACCATATTAATTAACAATCTGCGCCTTTTCGACGCAGATTTCATATTGTTTTATGTTGAATATCATATTTTATTTAAGTTATTCTTTTTTAATGTCATCTCTAGTTCTTCGATACGTCTTTCTATATTATCAATTCTCTCCCAGCATTGCTGAATTGATTTAACAATAGGTGGGATGAATTCATCGTAACCAAGTGAGTAAACATCATCCCCACCATTTTTCAAGTGATGCTGTAGCCCACCGAACTCAACACCTAATTTCTCACACAGTTTCAATACGTCCTGTGCAATAAACCAGTGATGGTATCGTTGACGTTTTTTACTGCCGTCAGGAGTTTTCTGCACTACTTCAAGATATTTTTCTTCGACATTCTCAATAGCTGATATAGTAATTCCATCAACATCTCGTTCTACTTTTTTTGGTACAATTCTTGTTTTTTCAATAACATCAATATAATCATCACGCATATCCCAGCGACCATCGACAGGGCGAAGTCCAAGGATAAATTCAATCCCCAGCAAAGTATCTCGGATATCTGTTTTATCACGCGCATCAGATCTGTTTTGCACAGTTCCATATACATATGTCGTTGTGGAAGAATTGCCAAGCTGCACCTGATTACTTCCAGACACCCTTGCATCATTGCCAACAGTTGTTGTGTTGGTAAGTGATGATGTGCTTTCCCCTGATTGAGTTAATCTACCTGAATTATGTCCAATAGCCGTGTTTAATGCGCCGGTTGTATTTGTGACAAGAGAGCCAGACCCAATTGCAACGTTACTGCTTCCCGATGTTGTTCCTTTTAATGCCTGCTGTCCAACCGCAACATTATTATCACCCGTTGCTGCTATAAGTGCCATGTGACCAATAGAAACGGTAAATGAACCTAGCGTTTGAGTTTCACCGCATGCACCATAACCAATTACAACAACATTATCTGTAATTGTTGACTCGGTTGCCGCTCCAGCACCAATAACAACGCTTTCATTCCCTGCAAGATTCTTGCGCATTGCGAACATTCCAATGCCAACATTATCATGCCCAGTCCCTGTACCTGCTGCCTCCGCAGCACCAAGACAGTTTCCCGCTCTGTAGCCAACCATGGTGTTATTTGAACCAATAGAGAAGTCTCCGGCAAAAGAGCCTACGTATACACTATTAGACTGTGAGTAATCTCCAGGATTTCCATTCGCCCGATATCCTACTGCAACTGTATAAATAGTATCTGGAGCCTCAGCCATGGCCTCAAAGCCAACTCCAACGTTATATCTACCGCCCTTAACTTTTTCTCCTGCACCAAGTCCGAAGAATGAGTTATAGCTCCCGGTTGTTAGCCACTCGCCAGCAACAGAACCTACAGCAGTGTTTCCTGTTCCAGTACATCGATACAAAGTCAGGAAGCCAACTCCGGTATTATTATTTCCTGAAATATTACTCATCAATGATTTTGACCCAATGGCAGTATTGTTAACACCATCGGTCAGATCCTGTAACGCTCGCGGGCCAAATGCTGTATTATCGTAACCCTTTGGCGCTGTTGTTGGATCTGGTAACTCCGGGGTTAGTTTTTCACCACCACCACCATTGGCACAAAGATTGTAAGATCGAATAAATTCAGCCACTGGCCCAAGTTTCAGATAACCATTGGCAATATTAATTCTGACACTTACATTAACTGAGCTACCAGGAGCTTCTATTGTCCTGTCATCAACCCAGGTAAAACTCTGTGGTATCCCGTCATAAGTTAATGTCACATCTCCTTTATCATTATAATTATAGAACAATGTATAACGCTCATTTATAGATTCAGAACCTGATGAGCCTCCTCTCCTCCACCACTCTGCATTATCAAAAATAAGTAATCCTGGACCATAATATTTTCCCTTCTGACCCAAGATCATAGGAGTTGATAATCGCCACCTTCCCTCTGGAACATATACATCGATACCAGTTCTTTCTGCGTCTTTAAACGATTCATCACATAATACAACACCACCTTCAACAGCACCAAATCCACGAACATCACCATTATCTCTCCATCGAGCCATTTGCAACTCAGGATACTTCTTAGCGCCATCAATGTCTTCTAATTGGTTCCGCAGCTGATCAGGATCATACTTCAGTACATTAGGAAAATAGAACTGCTGAGCACCGTAAGCATCATATACAGCCATAGAATGGCCTTGCACGGTAACGAATTTGGCAATCTGTCCGTTATATACCGGATATCCAGCAGCGTTAATGATGATTGGTTGCGAAACAGGAACATGAGAGCCATCTTCGTTCTCCACATAAACCTGAATCTGGTTTTCAGGGTTTACCGGGTCAGTGTCAATTTTACCGATATAAATTTTGCCATTGGCAACCGCTTTAAAAGAACGCGCCATAGTGAAGAGTTGCGAAGGCATACTCACTACAACATTGGCATTTATTGAATCTGTCATTTAATTTGCTCCAGATACAAGGAATCGCCGCAGCGTAGCTACGGTGAATTTTGGGCATAAAAAAAACCCAGCCGAAGCTGGGTCGTTGCGTTGGTTATCTGTCAGTAGTTATGTACTGAAGGAGGTAATTCTTTATTCTTAAGTCTCATCCATGCGGAAAGATTCGTTGGTCCGTCTGGCTCATTGATATCAACATCTCGTGTGTGATTGATTAAAACGTCTCTCGCTATATCGATAATACGGGAGAACTCATAACCGCAGTCATGACATCTGCCGGAATAGTTCGATTGAATTTGTTTTAATGCCGGATACAGTTCGCGGAACAATGCCTGTGAGCGGTTGGCATAATCCCATAACCATACAAGACTGTTTGCTTCTTTTGCAGAAAGCTCGTTGGTTTTCTTCTCTTGTTTGCCAATGAACTCACCTTCAAGCACTACCCTGTGGATGTACTCTACGGCCAGCGGGATTTGTTCAATTGAAAGTTCATCAATGCTGTCAATACCAAAACGCTGATGAACCATATTGTATGCATCGTCATAGCGAAGTCCTTTCTTTCCTACCAGCATGTTTACTGCATCGCGTAGCGGCGTTCTTTCCTCAACAGTGGTTTTCTTGCCTTTCACATACTCGCCATGTTTGCGAATTGAAGGTAGAACTTCTGCTGTTACCCACTTGCGGAATTTGTGCGGGACCGAACCTTTATTGACAGCATCGCGGCAGCGCAGAACCAATGTATACATACCTGATTCGCTAACAATGCTTAGATTCTGCTCACCACCAAGGGTGTAACTTAAAGTTACTCCCTTTTCATCGTCATCAAGTGCAGTAAGCGCCTTGCGTGAGTTAGTCAGGGTTAAAGCATCACAAACATCTTTTGCTACAAACCACGGCTCACCGCATTTGTTGATGACGCGGATTTCACTGTCGCCGAATTTGAAGATGGTGAAATCGTTTTGTGCCTTTGCTATACTTTTCATGTCAATATTTCCTAATCCGATTTGTTGATATCGAAGTCCTGACTGTTACCGCAGTTGGGGCTTCAACTTTCTGCTCTATCAGTTATATCTTTCCCTTCATATACTTCACCTATATTGCTAATGCTGGCAGAACATCCAAGATGCTTGTATCTTATGATGTCCAACACGCAGTCACTACACAGCATCCGACCTGTTTCTTTAGAGTAAATGTATGTTTGATCAGCGTCTGATTCGCTAATGCCGCAGAAACAACATTCTTTACTCATACAGTTATCCCCTCTCTCTTCAGGCTGTCCATCAGGCGCTTAATCACTTCCGAGTTAAACGACCGGCATTCTTCTTTGGCCTTTCCTGTAATCGCATCTTTTAGCGACTGAGGCATTCTCACCAAAATTCTGCTAACTTCTTTTTCCATATTGTCACCATGTGAGTTATTGTGAATCACAAACATATCACCGTGAATATATCAAGTCAAAATTTTTTTGAATACACTGTGATATCAATGTGATTATCACGGTGTAAGTATGACGAAGGTTAGAGACATAGCCCCATATAGCGTAAGAATGCCAGATAGCCTCAAGCGCGACTTGACCATAAGGGCATCGAGAAACGGTCGTTCATTAAATTCAGAAATAGTTATGATCTTGCAAGCCGCTATTGATGAAGAAAAATCACCAAGATCGATAGAAGGTTTTGCTCAACAAGAATCTGAAAAATTTAGGGAGGCTCTTCTTAAGACTCTCAGCAGCATGTACGGAGAAGATAAAAAACCCACCTGACGGTGGGTTTTATTAGTGCTTGTATAGCTTGAACTCCCTGTCGAGCCATAAGACATAAAAAGTGGCTCCTATCTTATAACCAACCATAGGTGCCTTAGAGCAAAATCTGAACGCAATGAAATCCACATCTTGAGTAACATGCTTAGGAATCGGAGCCTTTATCGCGTTTCTGGCAATTTTTTCCGTCCCAAGCCCGTGTTTATCAGATTTTCGTATCTCATCCCATGACATCTGACTTAACCTGAACAGCCTATCTGCAAATGCTGCCTTTTCATGCTTTTGGCAGCAATCTAGGCAATACCCCTTTTGTAGGTATCTAAGAGAAAATACAGGCGGACTTTTGTCTACATCATGAGATTCGTGATGGATAGAGAGGCCAACAGTAGCAGAGCTCTCTTTATCCCTCTGTTTTATTCTTCCCTTAACTCTAGACATACACGTCAGTTAATTAACGTTTTGAAAAAACCTTTCATAGAATCAAGTGTGATTTCTTGGCTAACCGCACCCTCAATGTAAGCATCTTTCCATGGCTGCTCTTCGTGAGTCATATTGCGCAGTTTCCAGGCAGAAAACTGACCATAAACTTTATACACCTCATCCAGCAATTCAATTTCATCTTCACTGAATTTTTTAGCGTCAAAGTTTTCTGGCGCAGGTAAAGCTCCGTTACCACAGTCCCTATATTTACGATACAATTCAGGAACTACTGGCCCATGCATCCAGGCTTCAATTTTCTCATTAAATAGCGGCTTACCCAGAAGAACCAGAGAAAACCCTTGGGCATAATACGTCAACTTCTGAATTTTTAGGTTAGAGATAATGTCGCCACTTTCTTCATCGCAATGCGCCAAGAAGTAGTCGGCGACATCAAAACAAGTGAGCATAAACATACCTCCATCTTGATAGCCGCAGCTATGTATACAACTGTGTCAAGTTGCATTTAATACCATAACAAAGCTGTCATCAATCCTTCAGAGGCTAACTTACAACCACTTTCTCGACACGTTTAAATCATTACGTTTCACATTTACTGCATTTTCGCCGAAGTTACCTATAAGGTAATGTCACATTTCCTGCAAGTTTCATGCAATGTTGAAAAGTGAGCTATTCACTTTTCTATGACACTAAACACCCAAAATAGCACTTTTTGCTAAATCATTCGTCCAAGTTGTGGATGGTTTGTCGTTGACACGTTTTCACACACCACTCCACCAATACAGTATCATCTGGTATTCTGCTCAAAACTAAGGAGGTTGGTGTGAAGCAATTTCTTGCTGCTATGTTCTTATTCATATCTTTTGGGGCTACAGCAGAGTGCTGGGTCGTTGGAGATATGCGCGGAATAAGCTATTCAGAACGAAATAATTTCCATCCGGAAGAAGATGGTTTTAGTGGAACATTCATCATTAAGACAAGCGGTGAAGATGCCAGCATCACATATTCTGGGACAGATGCAGGCGGCATGGCTTACAAAGCATTGTCTAAAAACTCCATCATAGGAATCGGCGCGAATGGCGAAACTCAACGCGTTATCGACTCATGGGTAATACATCCTACTGGAACAGTTTTAATGTCAAAAACCATTTCCGGTTATGGAAATATGGATTCAACCAAAGCTTTTGTTGGAAAAGTAAAAAGAAAATGTTAGCGATTGAATCCAATTTCCCATACGTTACTGCTGTGTTGCCTCAGTAGCAAACAGCGGTCTGATGGCATTCGCAGCGTTATTTAGCGCTCTTTCATAGGCTGGTGTTCCTGCTTTGGTGTTTGCCAAACGAAGAAGCATATTCCTTGCGGCTTTGGACTCATACAAACGCATCATTGCACCAAAGCCAGCCTCAAGCCCCATTGATACTCCAAGAGTCGCAGTTGCGCCAATCGTCCTTATCCTGTTGGCTTGTGATTGCCCCGTCTGAGTTACTACATTTGCGGTGTCTGACCTTGCTGTTTGCTGTAGAACTTCATGAAGAGCATCAAGCTCTTTCATGTGCTTTCCAGAAAAAATAGTGTTGTAAATTTCACCGCCTGACTGAGATTTAAGCTTATTAACTTCAGTGATGAACTTGGCTGGAGAGTCACCGGCCTTTTCCGCTATTTTGCTGACGTAAGCTGCACGCATAGCATCTTTCCCTTTATCATCCAATGCGCTCCAGATTCGTTTCACGTCAGATGGCTTTCTGCTTAATACAACGGTATTTATAAGTTCAGGACTGGCTTCACTGCTTGCCTTGTTGAGCTTGTTAGCAATGTTTTTATTAAGCACCTTATTATAAACGTTTGCATAATCGGAGTTTGCTTTAAGGTATTTTGCTGCGTCTGATGCACCGAGGTTTTTTGCAACTGCGTTACGAAGATCTTTTGACATTGCATTCTCTACCATATTGGTAGCTGCTTTTGCCTGGTTGGGGAAGACCATAGCATCTCCCTGAACATTGGATCTAAATGCTGTTCTGTGCTGACGCAAGAGATCAAACGTAACATCCAAATCAGTTGCAGGGTTTGCTAATTCTTCACGTAGGTTACGCAAGGATGTAAGCAGGCTTTGATTGGCAGACGTCCCAAGCCGTTCCTGTCTTGCGATCGCTGTATTCAGAGCATTCATGGTATTTGTGGTATCAACTGCGGCATTACCCATTTTATTGGTGACGTCATTGATAACAGCGCCAGCGGCATCCTTCCGTCCCCTTAACGTGGTGGTCAGAGATTTCACCACATCATCAGGGTTGTACTCACCAAAACGGTCAAAATAATTGCTTACCAGCTTACTACGCGTTGCATATTGCTCCGCTCGCTTTGAGCCTGTCCCGAGCAAAGCCCCCTCAGCATCCTGAGTAAGTCCGCGAGTGAAAGCATTTTTCGGCGGGATAACATCAGATGTCATTGGTGTCACGCCCATCGATTCTGATGTGGCAATTTTCTTCGCCACTTCTGGCGCAATATCACCTTTTATAGCCGTTATTCCACGCCCTATTCCCTTTGCTGCTGCGGAAAGAACACCCTGAGCGGCAAGGTTAACTCCGGCATTTTTAGCTGCATTTTGTGCGAAATCACCTTTCTGATTTGCGGCCTCTGCCAGTGATCCAATAGCCATGCTTCCTGCCGTTCCAACTCCTGGAACTAAATACCCACCAATTGTTTCTCCAGCTTGAGCGTAGGGGTCTGTCGGTCTGTCTACTGGACGATAGACATCATCCAATACTTTTGGCCCACCAAGCCCCTGACTGATTGCATTAATCAGACTTGCGCCACCCTGCAATACGTCAAATGGTATGTTTACCAGACCACGACCAGCCTGTTCTGCAATTTGCCCTGCACTTTGACCACCAGTGAGCCAATCGCCAGCTTGTTGCATCAATGATGGTTCTTCCCGTGTTGGTGCATTATTGTCCTGATTAACTGTTTTTTGCTGAACAGACTGTCCAGCAAAATACTCATCAATGGCAGATCCAATATCTTCCGTGCTCGTACCATCAGGGAAGGTAAATGTCTTACCGTTTGCAGTTACTTTCATCATTCCACCGTAAATTGAATGCCTGATTTTGAGGTATATGATCCAACCTGATTCCGTGGTTCTCCTGAAGGCGTCGAATCTTGTGCTGGCTCTGCGTCAGTATTCATTGACATATACCGCTTAACGGCACTCCCCAATGATTCACCTTTTTTAACATCCAACCCCAATATCTGACCGCCATTACGCGATTGTCCAGGGTTGCCATTCGCGCTCATCCACTCGGCTTTAAACTCATTAAACTGCGCGTTTCGTCGCTCAAGGTTTGCCATTGCATCAAGCCATCTTGCGACCGTCTCAGGGTTATCCATGTCAGTTGGCGCACCCTGTCGAACGATCTCAACGTCTTTATCCGTTGCTGGGCCGGGAGGTAGGAATTTAAGAACCTGACTGTTAACAAGGGCATTTTGGCGAATGCGCAAATCACGCAATGTCGTATCACTTCCGGTAAGTTTTGCGAACATGTTCTGTGCGTTACCGAACAAACCTGTCGTTGGTTTTTCTGCTCTGAACTGTTGAGCAAGCGCACTCATAGAATTGGCTGAGTTTGATGATGCTGTGGCATTGTTTACAGCCGTCTCGATACCTTTTTCCATGTTTACTGACAGCTTAGGTGCTTCGCTAATCAACTGCTGAGCCTTTTCCTGCGCTTGCTGCATCTTAAACCCGAACTCTTGCTGATCCAGAGCCAAGCGTTGTGCTGCGATATTGTGCCCAGTCATTGCTGACTGATAGGAAAGGTTTTGCCCTCTCGCCTGAAGTGCTTCTCCAGCCTGATTGCTGCGGATTGTCTCTGCCAGTCTGCCTCGGTCAATCTCACGACCAGCCATCTTGTCCTGAACAGCAAACGCCTTTTCTGGTCCAAGCGCACCGAGAGACATAGTAGTCAGCATGTGTGATAGCTGCTCTGGATTCTGGATACCTGTCTGAATCATCCAGTCAGCATTCGCCCCCACGCGATTTAACCTGTCCTTGTTGTCAGTAATGAATTTACTGTAGGCTTCCGGTCCCTGAGAAAGAGCGACGTTAGCCCTCATGGCTAAATCGCCCATATCGTTGCGTTGCTGCTCATTAAGACCAGAAAACGCCTGTTGTGCCTGTGCAACAAACGCTGGATTTTCCTGGGCAAACTTAAATAGTCCCGATGGATCACCAGAAGCCCATGCATCAGCGTGAACCTTATTGAACGCACTAATAGCTTTCTGTTGCTGTTCCTGATTGTAAATATCAGCAACTCCAGCCAGACCACGTAACGCGGTCAGACCAACGTTATTTGCACCTGAGCGAGCCAGTTCATTGTTTTCGCGGATCAGACCAAGCGTTGCGTTAATGTCGCTTGCCTTTGGCGCATTCTCATTTTGCGTACCGATGCCAGCCAGAAAACCACCAGAATTAATACCCTGTTGCCACGTAGCCATGATTACCCCTTAAAACAACGAGCCAAGCAGACCAAGACCGCCGCCGATCGCAGCCCCCCACGGAGTTGATGAACCAATTAATTTCGCAAGTCCAGCCCCAGCAATAGCACCAGACGCACCTCCGCCAATAGCAGATTGCATTGCTGATGGTCTGTTGGCATTTGCCGCTGCAAGAGCCGCACTTTGCTGCGAAATCTGACTCATGTTGTTGGCATATGTCTGCCCGGCGTTTGCCTGACCTTGCAGTGCGCCAAGACCAATATTTGCCAGATTCTGGTAGTTGTTCATCTGACCAGATAGCCATTGCTGACCAAGCGTTGGTGCGATTGTTGCTAACTGATTACTGGTTGCGGTGGAACCCAATCCACCTGTTGCTTCCGCTGCCGCCAGACTCTGATAGCGAGCCTGACCAGCAAGATCTTTGTACTGCTGAGAGTTGTAATACTGGTTAAGCGCCTGACCTTGCCCTTCCAGAGACGATAAGTTCTCGAGGCTGCCGACATACTTATCAGCCAGAGGAGTAAACGGCTTTAGGTTATTCATGATGGTGTTGAACTGCTGATTTTGCAGGTCTGCGGCATACTTCTGAGCTTCTGCTGCATACTTTGCGCTTTTATCAGAGCTACCACCTTTCCCGCCTTTTTCAGGGCAATAAGGTTCCTCGCCGCGCAGTTTTCTGCCCAGCTTAAATGCATATAACATGGCTATCTCCCGTGATTCAGGAAGTCTATTAGTTCTTCGCGTGTGGCGCTGTAAAAAGTCACGTCATCCACGCCTTTAAAGTATTTCTTGATGGTTCCGACACGCTTAAGGCCAATCATTGCGCAGTAAATCTGCCCGTGGCGGAATTTGCGTGCGGCGAACGATGTGACGCACTGAACAGTGGTGTTAGTCAGAATGTATCGCCAGAACGCCAGCCCGATTTCCTTGCTGAAGCCACGAACCTCTGGCAGGTACATGGCGTGGCAATCGAATGTCAGCGGCTGAATCTCCTGATAGTAAACAATGCCGCCAAACTGACCGTGCACGTTAACCTCAAAGTAACGGCATTCAGGCTTGTAGTCGTATCCATCACCGTTGTTGCTCCCGGCAATAATGTCAGGGTGATTTCCGACTGCTTCGATCAGGTCGATGTTTCGCGTTGGTTTGAACTGAATCATCACTGCTCCGCGATTATCTTGATGGTTGTGGCAGTAAACGCCGCCCCATTTGACTGGATGGTTAACGCACTGCCATTTGTGGCAAGAAAGCCGTCTTTATCCACGCTGAAGAACGTAGCTAACAGGATGTTATCGGTTGTTGTCGCCGAGTTGCGACTGCTTACCAGTGTGTCAGGAACAGAGCTGGAAAAGGTTAGCTGCATTGACCTGTTTGCGGTTCCGCTGGGCCACGTCCCGACGATCGACAGCTTGAAGAACAAGGTTTTGTTCTCGTTGAACACAACCATCTTGTTGTTAACGGTGTCGAAGAATGGTGCCAACGTGCCGGATGACGGCGTGAGCGTTTTCAGCAGGCTAACAAGGTTGGTCGGCGCTGTCGGGATGGTTACCGATACTCCTGAGTAAACAACCTCTGATTTCTTGCGCGTGGTGGCATACTCAAGCGCAGATATTCTTGTTGAGTGATCACCAACTGTGTTTTGTAGTGTCGGAATACTTCCCTCTGCCGCTGTGAGCCTGGTATCAAGTGCGTCGATATCGGTTGTATTCTGAGTTATTCGCGCATCATGGTTTGCTAACTCAGATTCATTGGCAGCAATTCGCGTCTCGTGATCAGCCAGCTCTGTTTCGGCAGCCGTAATCCTTGTTTCATGATCTGCAAGAGTGCTTTCCGCTGCTGCAATTCTATGTTCATGATTGATGAGAGTTGCTTCAGCAGCTTCAATTCTGGATTCATGGTCTGCAAGGGTGACATCCTGCTCATCATTCTTCACCTGTGCATCATAAGCCCCCTTCCCTGCTTCGTTGGCCTTGTTAGCCACGTTACCAACATCAGTGCCCTGTGCGATAACGTAAAGCAGATACGACTGCGAGAAGATATTGCGTGGAAGAACTGATGTATCGAGCCGCGTAGCCTGGATGATTACTGGCTCATTGAGATTCGAATCAGCCATTACTCAATCCTTATCTGGCAGCCAGACAGAGTGACAGGTGACTTCGTGATAACGCGCAATTTGAAGCCAACATTTTTCCTGATGCGCCCGACTCGCTTCCACAAAACGCGTTTGTCGTAAACGAACGGTTCATTCTGCTCAATCATCTGCTCACGTCCGTAATTGATGCCGTCAGTGGTTGCAGAGAGAAAAAGGCGGTCGGCGTACTGCGCAACGCCAGTTGACGATTCAACCTCAAAGTCAAACACCCTGGCGTTATCCGCTTTGAACAACGGAGTAAACAGCAGGTGTTCCTGTTGCTTGTCGTACTGGCTGCTAATGTCGAACTGCAATTTCCCGGTCACGGATTCCAGCTTATCTCCGCACGTTATCTGATTGCCTTCGTAAATGAAGTCGATAGCGCGGTACACATCGTCATCCAGGCCTGTTTTCAGTACACACCATTGCGGACCATTGGCGCTTGAAGATGCGTCGTACACCAGTACATGGCGCGGAAGATGGATAATCAGCAACTCATGCGCATCAAATCGCAGCGATTCCATTACACCATCAGCCAGTTCATCAGCAGTGTAGGAGCGGAGAATTTTCTCAATGCTCGCGCTGGCGATTGGTGATACCTGACCGGAGCCGATGATGTATACAGACGGCGCACCTGTTGCCGGATTGCTGATAAACGCATAGGAATCAGCAAACGGCGTTTTGCAGTAAGTTCCGGCAATGCCTTTCTGCACCATTAACGATGGCTGGGCGACATACAAAGCAGCACCAACGGTGGTTGCCCCAGTCAGGGAAAAATATTCAATCGTCGATGAACCAAAGCAGACGATGAAGTCTCGCCATGTTCCGATACCGATGATGCCGTCCGGCTGAGACTCGGCACGATATTGTGCGCTGTAACGGTCAGGATGCGATTCATCTTCAAGGTCAGTGATAAACCATGAATCAGTGCCGTCTTTTGACCACGCATAACGCCCACGTAAGCGCGTAATGTCGCGAACTGAACCTAACTCGTACTGTGTGAATCCGCTGTCTGTAGGCCAGTTTGAGACGGTTTTAGCCGTGCCATCATAGAGATACTCGACCAGTTGACCATTAACGCCTACCGCCTGTGATGTCCGACCATGCGCCATTGATACGCGACCACTTCCGGCGACATCACCGACTTCGCTTTCGCCTTTGTAGAGCTTGCCGCCACACACACGATAAACAGCATTCTGCGCCATGTTGTACTCGACGCCGCGCGATACGCCGTTTACATCAGAGTGTTTGGCAATGCCCGGGAATGAGCGAAGATATCCGCTGCTGTTGAGGATTTCTTTGGGTGTAGCCAGCATATTCACTGGCAGATAGTCGATATAGTCGGCGTTTCGGAAGTCTTTGCCGACACCTTTCATAAGCGGAAGTTGCTGAATCGGCATTTATTCGCTCCCGTTATCGCAAGGTCCCTTCCGGTGGAAGTAATTCCAACCGTTCCACTTCGCCAACTGATTGCCGCTACCAACAGGCATACGGTTTGGATAACCGGACTTACATTTAGCGGCTTTTGCTCTGTCCATTGCAGACAGTTTGACGAGTCGCTCTTTCCCGTATCTGGCAGTGGTTATAAGTTTTGCAGACGCTTCCAGCGCATAATCTGGAGCAATGCGGCAGGCAAGGTTGAAAATGACGGCATTTATAGCGTTATTTGATAAGCCGTGCTCATCGCCCGGATCCGGAGCAACATCTGCATCAGCAAAAATGTAGCCAACGTTGATACCAGGTGACGCATCACCGCCAAGCCATTCAGCCATCATCATTTCAAGGTCGTTGACGCCGTCTTCCATAGACTGCGGTTCGACATCGGTTAACGTGGCATTTGATGCCACACCGAGCTTACGTAATGCCGCAAGAACTAAATCACCCTTCGTTGTCAGGTTCATCTGCTGCCGCCTTAGGTTTTCGACCAGGCTTTTTACGCTGTTTTTCTTCTGGCTCTGGCTCTGGCTCTGGCTCTGGCTCTGGCTCTGGCTCTGGCTCTGGCTCTGCAACATCCTTCAGAAGATCATCAGGATGTGCAAACCAGCCAGCATCCAGATATTCCTGAAGCTCTTCGGCTTTCACGATTTCAAAGTCGTATCCAACGCCTTTCCATTTCTTCATGTCGCCATGACGAAAGATCATGTGTGTCATGCTTGTCTCCAGATAAAAAAGGGAGCCGAAGCTCCCTCTGGTTATCACGCGGTCTGGTTAGGCAGACCAACACCAATTGCCTCTGGCCGTACAGCACATGCTGAATACCACACAGCAATACGGCACTTACCAGACAGAGTATTGATATCACCCTGCGTTGCGAAGATGCCGTTAACACCAATACCAGGAATGCTGAAGGAAGACGTTTTCATGCCAGCAAACAGTTCATGGGTTACCGGGATCGGCTGAGACAGTAGGCGGATTGAGTCATCAGCCCAGAACACGTTAGCGGTGGTTGTTGCCACGTTCAGAACGTTTACCGGAGTGGTATCAGCAAGAGAGGTGTTTACGTTAGCGTAAGCCTTCTCTTCTTTTGTCAGTGACGCGTCATCCAGTGCAATCGGCTTCGGCGTAATTTCGATGTGAGTACTATCGATCACACGGGTGATTGAGAAAGTCGCATCATCAGTCAGCACGTTCTTCGCCATCTGAGACAGGAATTTCACACCAGTGAAGCTGATTTTGTCTCCGCGCTTAAATCCGGTGGTGGAGGATACGGTCACCGTTGCAACACGGTTGTCGACGTTCTCCTTGTTACCATCGGTATCAAGGGTGTATGCCTGCGGCTTAAACTTCTGCGCTCCAGACACAGTTACACCAGTAGCGGTTGACTTGGTAACTGCCGGAAGTTTCGGTGAGCGAAGAATTTCATCAAAGCCAGCAATCTGACGCTGAATAGTACCGTTGCGATACGCTTCCTCAGGAACGCGCCCAAAGATGTCACCATCTACCAGGTTGCGGCCTGCTTTGCGGTAATCATCAGGGTTCAGGAAGTAACTGATGCCCATATCGCGGTTTAGCTCACGGGAGAACATCAGGCGCTCTGCATCAGACACAAAATCCCAGCCAGACAGGCCAGTAGATGGACCAATTGCGCGGGTATCGTGAACAACAAGTGAGCCCATTTCAGTTGCCTGTTTGGCAATCGCTGACTCAATGTTATTCGCCAGTTTTTTGGCGGATGCCTGGATGCGGCGACGGTAAGAACGCTCATCACGCAGGTCATCTGCACGAAGCTCGAAGAAATCGTTATCCGGATCGCCCATGTTGCATTTCACGGACAGCTCCAGAATCCCGGTTGCGTTGCCAGTTAAATCCCAGCCAGTCTGGGTTGGCGCTTCCTGCTCAACAGGCATCCATACGGTGTTGCTTGAACGCTGCATGGATTCTGCCGGAGGGGTGTATTTTGTCACTTTGGACGCCATTGGCGTCAGGTTCTGGACGGTTTCGATGATTTCATCCAGAGCATACGTGACCAGTTGACCTTCATTTAATGCCATTATCGAATTCCTTTATTCAGTTGCGCCTTGAGCTTGCGGTACGTCTCTACATCCCCTTTGTTTGCTGCCGCCTCCATCTGCTTTTCAATCGCAGAGATATTTGCAGCAACAGCATGTCCCTGAATGGGTTCATCAGGTAACGGGGCTTCTGAAACAGGCTTGGCTCGAGGCTTGAGAGTTAAACGTTCTGACAGTCGAGTGAGTTCAATCAGCGCGGATTGCCCGTCCATCGCCAGCAACTGGCGTGTTTTCTCAGGATTAGCACCAAGGTGATACATGAGAGCGGCGGATTTCTCCGGGAAGAGGCGCATGATGTCGGCACCGACTGCTGGCGGCACCAGTTGCATGAATGCATCCTCTTTCTCCTGATAGTCAGGGATATTGAGCTTTTCCGCTGCGTCGTAGTGCTTACGGGCTGCCTCGACGTATTGCGCTGATTGCTGGGTGAACTCCTGAGTTTTGCGACCCTGCTCGGCGACAGCCTGGCTTCGTGCGTCCATAGCCTTGATCTGCCATTCACTGTTTGCCTGCTGGAAGGCAGCCAGTGCGCGGCTCTGGTCATAGTCGTACTTAGCCAGTGCATCTTCGGAAAGATAATCGTTAGGGTCTGGTTGTTTTGGTAACTCAGGGTTCACCCGCAGGTGCTCCGGCAACTCTCCACGCTTAACCGCTTCCATCTGCTGCTCAAGCTCACGCTGGCGTTTGCGTTCGATGCGGCGACGGGCAAATTCAGCATTAGTTGCCGGGTCTTGTTTTGGTTTCTCATCGTCTTTCAGGACAATCTCGAAGCCTTCTTCCTGACCTGCGTTGTCGTTGGCATTATCGACAACTAAGCCATCAGCAGATGCCGCTGCATGATTGCCGGGCAGGGTTAATTCTTCAGAAGCCTGAATGTCGGTGGTTTGGTCCATGATTAACTCTCTCTTATTGAGGTGTCTCGGCTACTCCGCCGGAGGGGATTTGAACTTGACGCATAAGATTCGCGAAATCCATGCGTTGTGAATGAGTCTGGTCTGCATCTTTAAGAAGCAGCTCAGCGTTAGCACGAGCATCTTTGCTGCGCTGTTGCTGGAATTGACCTACGAGCTTGAGGTACTCACGCAGTTCTGCCTGCTTGTCGAGGTCCATATTGTTGAAGATTTCTGCAATCTTCGCGGCGTTGAGTTGGTTTTGAGCTTCAACCTTGGCAGCTTCAACCTGAATCTGCGCCTGTTGGTTCTCTGCCTTGAGCAATTCAGCCTGACCTTGCAGAAGGATACCCTGCGCCTGAATTTGCTCTGCTGATGGCTGCTGCGGCTGTTGTTGTGCCTGCTGTACCATCTCCATCTCTTCAGGTGTTTCTGGTTTCTTCAGCCCCATCATCACCAGTTGCTTGTTCGCGTACTCTCGCATCATCTCGACGCCTTTACCGTCAAGCAGCGTGAAGTATTGCAGCATCAGCATCTGGAACTCTGGAGTACCTTGCGGAACCTTGGTGAGTAACTCCTGAATCTCTGCGCGGTTCTGTTCCTTCATGCTCTGGAAGGATGGCCCAACGTCCGTATAGCACTCATAGCGACCACGAATGTCGTTGAGTGTGACCACATTGCCGGACTGGTAATCGACAACTTGCGCATAGAGTTGAACGTCTTTCTCGCTTCCATCTTCAAGTGTCAGCGTTACATGACGAGGAACGTCATAAATATCGTTGACCATTGAGGCATAAATCTCGCCATCACGTCGCATTGCGGTAGCCAGGTTATCCTGAAACACGTATGTCTCAAGGTCTGCCCGCATGTTCAGTTGATTGACGGTATCGAAAGCGACCTGAGAGTTTGCCGCCTGCGCATCCACGCCAAGACTAGCCACCTCTTTCACTGCGTTGGTGGCAGCCTCAAGCATGTAAGCGTTGGCTTGCGGCACTTCAGGGTTTTCCATGTAGGAGATTGGACCAATCGGCAGGTCGTTACCGTTTTCATCGGTCCTGTTCTGCAGATAGTACGGATAGTCATCATTTCCACCGTACATGTATTCGTAGCCTTCGATTTGCTCAGGGAAGAAGGTCGGTTTCTTCTTCGGTGAACGAGCAACAATATCGGCGTTGAACGACATAATCATGTTACGAAGGCGCTGACCGTCTTTCGTCAGCCTTACCACTCCTTCGTAGCACTCCTTGTCACCAGCGAATGACCATTCGCCATACACTGGAACGATTGGAATATGCTCTCCGGCTATCTTCTCGCGGTCTTTCAGTATCTGCGTGCAGGTGATGATCGACTTATACACACGCCGACGCTTCACCTTGCGCTCTGCTACCTTAATGAATCCACGATTAGCCAGGTCGTCGATGACGTCTTTGATATCCTGCTGGTAATAGCTGACCGGCTCACCTGTCAGCGGGTCGCGGTAGATGAAGACTTTCTCTTTCTTCTCTTCGACCTCGTAATACTCAGCGACGTAGACGACATCATTCGATACCCACGGAAACAGCCATGTATCGTTCGGATTCTGGAAAGATGGCAAGGTGTCCGGATCAATACCGTAATCCTCCGCGAACTCTTTCCAGCCATTGCGTGACAAAGCGTTAATCACCGTGCAGTGCTTAGCGTCGCTCTTATCCATCTGCTTGCTGTTGGCGTCCCATATGACGTGTGAGCAGGCTTCATGGATTGGCAGGCGTCGGATTACCTGATTGTTGCTTGTTGGATCGTTGTCTTCGTACTGCGTGACCAGACGCCATGCACCAACGCCAGACTCTATCTGCTCACGAACGCCAACGTTAACGGCAATCTTTGCCGTGTTATGGCGCATATCAGTACGATACATTCCCATCAACACATCGGCAGCATCAGGATTAGCGCCATCTTTTGGTCTGAATAGAACGTCGATAGGGTTACGGCGCATCTCTGCGACCAGTTTCCTGACCACCGGGCGAACAACATCGAATTGTCCGCGATATTGCAGGGTGGTGTAGTTTGATAGCCAGTCATCCCATTGCGACACTCGGCTAAAATACAGGTCATTTGTCGCCTCGGTTCTGGCTTCATCGCTCGCCATCCAGTCCGCGTCAAACTTACACAGAATGGAATTGAGTCTGTTTTCGTCGGCCATTTAAGTTCTCCGTGCGATGGGCCTGATTGGGGCTGGTGTTTTCTTCTCTTTTGGCTTGTTAATATCGCCATAACGCTTAGCGTATCGGCGCATCATGTATGCATAGCGTGTGGCATCAAGAAGGTCATCGCGGGTTTTTGCTATACGCCCTTTCTCGTCACGATGGTAATAGTTAAATTCGTCGAACCAGTCTCGAAGTCCACGGAATACTTTAAATTTACCCAGCTTCATCAGGTCGTACAGTTCGAACAGGCCTGCCTCAACTGATCTAGAACCATCAGGCCATTGCGCTGGTTCATGAAGCATCTGAAACCCCGCTTCGTGGTAGTACTGCTTCTGCTGAAGTCCTGACCCTTTTTCTGTTTGTAATCCATCTTGCGGCCATGCTGTGGGTACTTTTAATGCCCATGACTTAACTGAAGACCATGCCTCTGCTGGAGATGTCTGGCTCGCTTTCCATGCTCTGGTCACATAGTACGTTTCGTTGTCGTTATCGATAACTAATTGCATGTGAGCCTGCGGGTGATCCCAGCCAAAGTCCATGCCATCAATCACCATCCAGTGGGGAGGTATCGGGAATGGATCACAGGTGATTGTGTCTTCGCTAAAGTCATAAATACGACCATGACCAAGCATAGGAATCCCCTTCGTTCGCATGTCTCGTTGATGAGGAGGAAATGATGAGAGCAAATCCTCTTTCACCTTATCACTAAGGTGTGGAGCATCATCCCAGCCAACATTCATGCACGTTTGCGCCGCAGAGGGGTTATCCATGAATCCAATAACCAGCTCTGTACGTCCGTTTTCCGGTGTAAATGTCAGTATCCCACGACCACCACGACCTTTGTCTCCGGTAGCTGTACGGGTAAGAACCTGCGGGTAGATAGTTTCATCTTTTGGCTCTTCGTCGATATGGAACCAGTCAACACTGTCACCCATTAGTGCATGCTGACCTTGCGAGTAAGACCAGAACTGAATTTTCGAAAGCCGACCTGACTTATGCCTGATATAAGCAGAACGTACTGCATTTGGCGTACCAGTCATTGGTTCTGTATCAACAATCAAATCTCCAGGTATTAGACCACCTTCCCAGCCGTCGTCTGTTTTTCTGCCCAGCAACGGTGTTTGCAAAAGGTCTCTAATCTTTTCCCCTGAGTAACCGAGACACCAGATTAGCGGGGCATGATCAAACTTATACCCACCCCATCCATCAGGGTAGTCACCTATTGCATGGATAGCGTCGATATAGGTGGCGGTATCAGTCTTTCCCACACGGTTTGCAGCAATTAATGCAACCTGAGAGTATTTACTACTTAGCGAGATGAACTTCTTTTGCCACTCGTATCTGGTATCGAAATAAGTGCGATACCTGTACAGATGCGAGCGACGTGCTTTTTCCTCCAGCAAGCGTAATAACTCAAGTTTCTGCTCCCGATCCAGATTGTGCATTCTGCAACTCCCTAATGCGACGCTCTATCTCTTCATCAGTCATATCGTTGATGGTTATTCGCTGGTCGTGCTGAATCTTGTCACCGAATCGACGCGTAGCAACCTTAGACGCATACCACTTCCTTGCATCCACCTGAAGCCTGGCTTTTGCCACTGAACCTGATTCTTCTGATGCTGAGTCTGCGTACATGATGATATCTTCGGCCATTACTTCAGCCTGTATCTCTCTGGCTCGCGCGTATTGCTCGTGAAACTCATCATGTCGATGAAGCCACGCAAGAACTGTCGCAAGATGAGGAAATTCATCTCGTCTGCAAATCGCCCTCAGGCTTTCACCCTCCATCAGCAAATTGCATATCTTTTCCGCCAACTCAGGTGAGTACACTGATGGGCGACCAATTTTCTTACCAGTCGCCATATTCATCTCACTTAATCGTTATTTCAGGTTGATGACTCTTTCGCGCCTTCAATCAGTGACTGCTTCAGCAATTCGAGTGTGCCAATCGCCTCGCATAAACTGATTTCGCCATCGTAATCATGGATGACGCTTTCCAGCCGCTCGTATAGCTCTTGAGTAATTGGAAATTTCTTCTCCTTACCCAAATTGATTACGCGGCTCACATCATGCTCCGGTGGTGAACAGGTCTAACGCTTCCTTCGATTTACGCACCGCTTCGAATGTGCGGATCGTGATATCTGAATTAGCGCCGCCTGACTGGAAGTGAATTTTGAATAGCTCAAGCTTCAACGCGTCAGTGCCGATGAATTGAAATGCTTCCTCTGCGGCTGCGTTCTGGTTCATGACCAGCTTGTAAATCTCTAACTGGAATTTCTGTTCTTCAGTCATGGGAATAATCTCTGCCATTGTTGGCTCCGTTTATCCGTTAAAAGGGATATCAGTTAAGTTATCCCGTGTAGGGTATAAGCCATTGTCGAGACCATTCATTGAATGGCCTCTGCAATAACCGATGTCTTTCCATCAGTCCGCCACCACAAAGAATCTTTTTGCCATAAGGCTGGAGTTTCATCTTTCAGTGGCTGCCAGTGTTATTTCCCCCACTTACTGGCTTGGGTTGCTTCGTGGTACTGCCGTAACTGGTTACCTAGAATAAATTCCGGTTTCATTATCAAGCCCACCCGTTGATGGGCTTTGTAATGGATAGCCGTTGCTCAGTTCTCGTAATGCTTTGATTTTTCCGATAACGCAGTTTTGCGTTTGCCATCAGCACGCAATATCGAGAGTCAACTGCAGTTGCTCGCGCCAGTACTCGACATTTGCTTCAATAACCGGCTTATCCCATCGCCAGCGAGCCATCTCTCTTGCCCCATTGCTGGCTTTTGATTTCCGGTCATCGCGAATGCGACATGCTTGCTCATATTTCTGCTGCTCAGTCAGTTCACCGCGAAGCAGACTATCAATGTGCAGGTCGCACCATACGGAGAATTTCGGATCGCACCATCTTGCAAAGGCAACTGATAACTTTGGATGCAGCCATGTTCCGCCACCCCTGTCCTTTCGTGCCTTGCTTGTTTTTACATACCCGGAATCACGGGTATGTAGAATTTTCGATGGTTCACCTGAATAAACCTCATCCAGAGCTCTAACGTATTCGAGAGTTTCAGCGTTGGACAACCAGTGATCCAGACGCTTCCCGAAACGTTTTGCAATATCAGTGGCATTAATCCAGCCATCAGTATTGAAGCGGATAGGTTCGCCTTTGTAATTTAGTGGAACGATATTCATAGCGTCTTACCTTTTAGAAAGATGAGCCTGTTCGCACAGAAAAGCCGCCCCGAGATGGTCGCCACCATATACGGCAATTCTCAGGCTCAGCTTTCTGAAAGACTCGGGATTGTTACGCGCTGCGATGCGCGGTTTACTGCAGATGTAAAAAAGCCCCGCGAATGCGAGGCTAAATCCTGGTGTTTGTAATTACTGGCTCTTATCTCAACGCAGCCCCTTACCGCGCGCCAGATGCTCAATATCAAGCATCAGCAATGAGATGTTTAATCTGGATTCACTCCAGAAGTGATCATCACCCTGTCTACAGAGCCAGATGTGAAGGATGATGAGTAGAATTATCGCTATCATCGAAGGCATTGCGTCCTGATGTATTCCTGCAGGTAGTTAACCTGCGCGGTTATCCTGTCGATTCCACTTCGGAGACGGTAATAATTGAGTTCAGCATCTGCTGTAAGTCTTGGGCTTTCTCCATCGCCCATGCTGCTGGCTCCGGTCGTTGACTTTGCACAGGTGGCGGCGACTTGCAGGCGCTTACGCCCAGCAGAAACATCAGCACGGAGACTTTCGATAGTCGCGTTAGCATCAGCAAGCTCCTTTGTGTATCTGGCGTCGAGTTCTGCTACATCACGTTGACGCTTCTGCATGTCAGCGACTGTGGATGCGGCCTTATCGCGCTGGGCTTTGTAGGCGATGGCGTTATCACGGTAATGATTAACAGCCCATGACAGGCAGACGATGATGCAGATAACAAGAGCGGAGATAATCGCGGTGACTCTGCTCATGCCTCAATCTCTCTTACCGTTCCGCCGGCTTCTTTGAATTTTGCAATCAGGCTGTCAGCCTTATGCTCGAACTGACCGTAACCAGCGCCCGGCAGTGAAGCCCAGATATTGCTGCAACGGTCGATAGCCTGACGGATATCACCGCGATCAATCATCGGTAAAGCGCCACGCTCCTTAATCTGCTGCAGTGCAACAGCGTCCTGGCTTTTCGGAGAGAAGTCTTTCATGCCAAGCTGCTTGCGATAGGCATCCCACCAACGGGAAAGAAGCTGGTAGCGCCCGGCGGCTGTTGATTTGAGTTTTGGGTTTAGCGTGACAAGTTTGCGAGGGTGATCGGAGTAATCAGTGAATAGCTCTCCGCCAACAATGACGTCATAACCATGATTTCTGGTTTTCTGACGTCCGTTATCAGTTCCCTCTGACCACGCCAGCATATCGAGGAACGCCTTACGTTGATTATTGATTTCCACCATCTTCTACTCCGGCTTTTTTAGCAGCGAAGCGTTTGATAAGCGAACCAATCGAGTCAGTACCGATGTAGCCGATGAACACGCTCGTTATATAAGCAAGATTGCTACTTAGTCCGGCGAAGTCGAGAAGGTCACGAATGAACCAGGCGATAATGGCGCACATCGTTGCGTCGATTACTGTTTTTGTAAACGCACCGCCATTATATCTGCCGCGAAGGTACGCCATTGCAAACGCAAGGATTGCCCCGATGCCTTGTTCCTTTGCCGCGAGAATGGCGGCTAACAGGTCATGTTTTTCTGGCATCTTCATGTCTTACCCCCAATAAGGGGATTTGCTCTATTTAATTAGGAATAAGGTCGATTACTGATAGAACAAATCCAGGCTACTGTGTTTAGTAATCAGATTTGTTCGTGACCGATATGCACGGGCAAAACGGCATGAGGTTGTTAGCGCAACCTCATGCCACCCGCTTTCACGAAGGTCATGTGTAGAAGGCCGCAGCATAACTATCACTGATGAATTCAGGATAGCCAGTGGCTACGGCTCAGTTTGGGTTGTGCTGTTGCTGGGCGGCGATGACGCCTGTACGCATTTGGTGATCCGGTTCTGCTTCCGGTATTCGCTTAATTCAGCACAACGGAAAGAGCACTCAATGCATTTAAGCCAAGCCCCATAAGGGAGAATGCTCTTACCTGTTACACAGATATAAAAAATCCCGAAACCGTTATGCAGGCTCTAACTATTACCTGCGAACTGTTTCGGGATTGCATTTTACAGACCTCTCAGCCTGCGATGGTTGGAGTTCCAGACGATACGTCGAAGTGACCAACTAGGCGGAATCGGTAGTAAGCGCCGCCTCTTTTTATCTCACTACCACAACGAGCGAATTAACCCATCGTTGGGTCAAATTTACCCAACTTTATTCAAAAAGTCAATATCATGCCGTTAATATGTTGCCATCCGTGGCAATCATGCTGCTAACGTGTGACTGCATTCAAAATATTGTCTGCAATTGACTCTTCCTTGTGGCATTGCGCCACCAGAGCGTCATACAGCGGCTTAACAGTGCGTGACCATGTGGGTTGGGTGAGGTTTGGGATTAGCATCGTCACAGCGCGATATGCAGCGCTTGCTGGCATCCTTGAATAGCCGACGCCTTTGCATCTTCCGCACTCTTTCTCAACAACTCTCCCCCACTGCTCTGTTTTTGCTATATCAACCGCACGACCTGTACCGTGGCAATCTCTGCATCTTGCACCCGGTGTCGCGGCACTACGGCAATAATCCGCATAAGCGAATGTTGCGAGCACTTGCAGCACCTTTGCCTTAGTATTTCCTTCAAGCTTTGCCACACCACGGTATTTCCCCGATACCTTGTGTGCAAATTGCATCAGATAGTTGATAGCCTTTTGTTTGTCGTTCTGGCTGAGTTCATGCTTACCGCAGAATGCAGCCATTCCGAATCCGGCTTGTGATTGCGCCATCCCCATAGCAGCCATCACATCAGTACCGGAAAGAGAGTCAGAAGCCGTGGCCCGTGGTGAGTCACTCATCATCGGGCTTTTTGGCGAATGAAATTTAGCTACGCTTTCGAGTCTCATGCGCCTTCTCCCTGTACCTGAATCAATGTGAGGTTTCCGTAGAACACTGCGCCGGTATCGATATACATTTGGTTGGCAAATTTAAGTGGTTTCACTGCTGGCGTATGACCAAAGATGAACGTGTCCGCGCCTTTGATTTCTTTCACGATCCCGTCTTGTGAGTTGCTGATTCGTTCGCGGTTCCAGATTATCTGCTGATGATCAACTGGCTTTCCGAACTCGTATTCATCACAGGGATAATCGGCGTGGCAGATGACGTATTTTTTATCTTTGCTCACCAGTTCGATGATTAACGGAAGTTCATCTGCTTTATGGGCAAGAGCTTTAGCCAGAATTTCTTTGTCGTAATCGAGATTAAAGAACCAGCCACCGCCATTAAGCAGCCAGTGATTAACGTTTCCACGCTCTGATAAGCCATCAATCATCATTTGCTCATGGTTTCCACGTACAGCTCTGAACCAGGGGAATGTGATTAATTCCATACATTCGACGTTCTCTGTACCGCGATCAACCAAATCGCCAACCGAGATAAGCAGGTCTTTTTTGGTGTCGAATCCTATCGTCTCCAGTTTTTTCATCAGGTTCGTGTAGCAACCGTGCAGGTCGCCAACTACCCAAATATTTCGGTATTTGCTGCCATCAATTTTTTCGTAATAGCGCATCTCTTTCACTCCATCCGCGATGAACCATGAGAACGTCGTTGACGATGGCGTGCATTTTCCCGTCTTTATCATCAACGTATTTTCTTACCGTGCCGCGACTACATTTCAGTCTGCGTGCTACTTCTGTCTGGTTTCCGTATGCTTCAACGAGCATGTCTGGAATGGTTTTTACTGAGAACGTCATGCGGCCTCCAGTAGCTCTGTAATCATTGGCAAACTCCCGCATGTTTCAGTCACAACCAACACAAGCATTCCACCTTTAATCGCCTGATAGCGCTTGATGCGCATATCGTCTATCTGACCGTCATCCAGCCAGAAGCCCGCACTGGTGAGTGCGTCAAAAACGGCTTTGGGCAGATTGTCCAAATCTCGTTTGCGGTTATCGGGAGGTGCTGCGTGGATGGTTATTCTGATGCGAGGTGTGATTTTGATGTCTAGCTGTTGTTGCTGGATTAATTCGATTACTTCTTTTCGGTATCTCTTCCCCCAGTCGCTGATGTAGTGGATCCCTCTTGAGTGTCGCCAATATCGGTTGTTTGAAGGAGGCCACGGCAATTTTATTCGGTAGTTTTTCATGACTTAATCTTCCCCTCCTTCAGCAGTATCGCCTGCGTCCTGATCACACCTTCGAGGTGGTAAAGTCTGGCGTCTTTGTTGTCGAGATTATGGGTGCGTCGGTCGATTTCATCGTGACACGCGCTACAAGCCCATGCACCGATCAGGTCGTCAGGCTTCATTCCCGTTCCGCAAATTCCAGCCATCCGGTAATGTGCCAGAACTGTAGTTTCAGGATTGCCATTGCATACACCGTAAATACGTACCTGGCATTCTCTGCCGCGCGCTTCTTTGCGTAGGTTAGCCATTTACCTTCCCTCGCAATTGAAGAATTGACTGAAGGTCTTTTTTAATAAATATGCGAGTGCGAATTGAGCAGTAGTTTTCCTTCATTCTGGCGTAGTAATAGTCTTTTCTTTGCTTAAGCTTGTTGGCATCCGCTGTCATCCAGTCTTTTACAGCATACTTAATTAACCAGCGGTGGCAGAGATACCATTTCAGGTAATCACTCATCGTCTTCTTCCTCGTACATTAAGCTATTCGGATCGCTCATCAGTTCTGCGCAGCAGTGCTCACACACGTGAACTTCCAGCACATGCAGCTTCTGACCGCAGTTAGCGCACGTTAAAGCCCGCTCGACGCTTTCTTTCTGGTATTGGAGGGATTGGGATGGGCTAAGCATTATTGGCGTCCTGCATCATGAGAAAGACAATCATGGCGGCGCGGAGTGGGTTTTCATCTTGAGTCATATGATATGGGGTACTATCACTGCCAACTTTTCTATGCGCTGCCTTCCATAATCCATTTTCTGGCGCTGGAATAATGCCAATTCTGTTCTCTACGATAATCGGCTCTGCATCTTCAGGATTATTGCAGTAGTCGTACCATCGATAATTACCATTTGATTCATTGCCGACAGACCGTCCATCTGCGTTGTGCGGATAACCTAATGGTTTTGCCCCAACTATCGCTTTAAATACTCGCTTGTTAATTTCAAAATCACTTAACTGTGAATAATCCATTGTCATTTCCTCGCACGATGTCTTAGCCACCGGATATCCCACAGGTGAGCCGTGTAGTTGAAGGTTTTTACGTCAGATTCTTTTGGGATTGGCTTGCGTTTATTTCTGGAGCGTTTCGTTGGAAGGTATTTGCAGTTTTCACAGATGATGTCGGTGAAACTTCGTCGCTGTCGTCTCATTCGTACCTCCTGTCGGTAAATCTGACACCCTGACCAATAGCCCATGCTGTCGTGTACTCAATCAGACTTGCCATACGCTTCACACTCATCTGCGCGCTACTTTCGCGAATGTTGACGTATTCGCCTTCAAGGCCGGGCAAAACATCAGCTTCCTGCTTTGTAGCCACTGCATGACCGCTGATCAACAAAACCTTCCATTGTTCTGGTTTTAACCATTTATCGCACCATTGAACCTGACGTGCGATATCCGCCAGCATCGCGTGAAATTTTGCGTTCTGGTCAAGGTTGCGCTTGTAGTCAGTAATGCGGATGGTGACTGGCTTGTCTTTATCGAGTGGCGTTGCGAGGATGGCATTTATTGCAGCTTGCTGTTGTTGCTTAGTTCGGAGGAAGATTGTTTGCTTCACTGAATACTCCTTTATTTTTTATGCCTGTAACCCCATTCTTCCAGCAACCTTGCGGCGTACCACCCAAGAAACAAAGGAAAGAACATTACAATGAGATATTCCCCGCCACGGTCAATGTTCGAAATTGACCAGATTACGATGTAACCAGTGCAGGACAGGAATATTACAAACCCCAAAAAGCTACTTCGTCGACTCATGCTCACTCCTTCACTTTGATTCCAGCAGCGCGGATGTTTTCCTCATAAGCCTCCATTGCATCACCGAAGCCATTGGAATAATCAACAGTAAACCCTTTGGATAATGCTTCTCTGCTGTCGATAAACTTTGGCGCGGTTATTTCAATAGCTGCTCGCGATGCCTGCCACGCCTCCCATGCAATCTCGACCTTGATGTGCATAATCTTCATCACGTCACTTGAAACGTGATATTTGGTTTTAAACCACTCTTCAAACTGCTTTCTTGATTCGTCCATATCAATCCCCGTTATGACAGGTTAATTTTCACCCAACCCTTCCCACGCACATTTGCAACAAGCCCTTTCTTTCTCAGGTATTGCATACGGCGATCGATGGTTTCGATATACATTCCATTGCTCCGCCATTTAAGCCAGATATCAAAAACAGGTGTTGGTCTTTCACTCAGCATTGAAAGAATGTTTTGATCTAATTTTTCGTACTTGCTCACAAATACCCTCTCTCACTTAATCGCGCCCATGCTTCGTTAAACTCTTCTCGGGTTGCGCCGAATTTTCTTTCTTCAAACATCATGCATTCGCTGATGTCTCCCCATGACTTTGGTCGCTTTTCAGCGAACAGATCATCCCATTCGAATACCCAGCGGCCTGATTTTCGGTAGTGGTAAATGGTCAGCCATGTTGTGCTGTTCGCTGGATACCCATAGAGAACTTCGACTTTTTGATCACGGTCTTTATGCTTTTTCAGAAGGATAAAGCCAGCAACCAGCGAAGCTCCGGAAAGAATGATTATTGGAATTTGCCAGTCAGCCACACTTCGCTCTCCCCCAAATAAAAAGGCCTGCGATTACCAGCAGGCCTGTTATTAGCTCAGTGATGTAGATGGTCATCAGAATCCTCCTTTCTTCTTGGACTGCGGTTCCTCGCGTTCACGTCGGCGCATTTCAGCAGACTGTTGGTCTGTGTCATAAATAGCGCCATTTGCCTGAATGCAATACACCGTGCCGGTATTGCCATGACGATTGAGACGAAGGATTAGTTCGGTTTCACCAGGTGGAACACTGTCATCAAAAGCACCTTCACGATGGATCCCCACCCAATAATCGCAATCCTGTTCAATCTGCCCTGTATCTCGTGAGTCACTTGGTAATGGGCGTTTATTGGTTCGGCTTTCCAGTGCGCGGTTAAGCTGCGTCAGAAGCACAACAACGCAATCAAGCTCTTTGGCAAGGTTCTTCAGTCCTTTGGTGATCATGCCGTAAGCAAGGTCGTTACGATCGGCCTTCTCAGCGGTCATTAGTGTCAGGTAATCGACCAGAATCATGCCAACACATCCTTTTTCTCGCTTGATTCGACGGCTTTCGCTGACGATTTGAGCCAGGGATAATCCCGGCGTGTCGTCGATGTAAAGCAGGTCGATTTCACTCAAGCGATTTGCTGTTTCGATCGCCCTGTTGAAGTCACCATCGTAATCACCCTGATAGCCGTCATCAGCGTCATTTGTCGCCGGAAGGTAAAAAATATTCGGGTTAACACCTGACTTCTGTCCTACCAGTTTTTCCAGTATCTGATCACCTGGCATTTCAAGGCTGAACATCAGAGCAGGCTTTTTCTCATGCACTGCGCAGTTGATTGCCATCTGGCTGTATAGCGTCGTTTTCCCCATCTTAGGGCGAGCGCCAATGACAAACAGAGAGCCTTTCACCAGACCTTTCGGTGACAGCATCCTGTCCAGCGATGGGATACCTGTGCTCATTCCTCGTTGTTCGCCTGACGGGTCAAATCGCTTCTCAAGGTCGCTAACCCAGTCTTCCATGACCTCGCCAAATGAGCGAAGGCCGCGACGCGATCCGGTTTTTGCATGGTCTGTCAGTTGCGTGAAAATCGCCTGAATAGCTTCGTACTTCTGCGTTGCAGTCATTCCGTTGCGGGAATAGAGCAATTCCGTCGCTTCAGTCATGCGGTTGATGGCGTAGCGTTCCATTGCGGTTTCGCGAACCTGCATTGCATAGGCAACGATGTTTGCGGCGCTTGGCGTGTTCTTTGCGATCTCAGCGATATAAGCAAAACCGCCAACAGACACCGTTAACGATTTGCGCTCCAGTTCATCGAAAAGCGTCAGGCCATCTACTGGCTTTTGCTCCCGGTGCATTCTGGTTATTTCTTCGAAAAGGATTTTGTGTGGTCGGCTGTAAAATGAATCAGGCTTCAGCATCGCCAGAACTTTCTGGACGCGCTCACTGCTGTCATCATCCAGAAGCAATCCACCAATCACCGCCTGCTCTGCCTCGATGCTATGGGGCGGCGCATAAAAATTATCGGTCATCGTGTTCACCCTCACGAACTTTCAGGTAGGTATTATCGTTAAGCAGGAAATCAAATCCCTTTTTGTGCCAGACAGTTCCGCGTTGATGGTTTAGGCGCTCTTCGAACATCCATCGGCAATTTTCTCCTACGTAGCTCAAATAATTTCTCCAGTCCTGCATCGTGAACCCATGCCCGTCAAGCTGGCGGGTTATCACTCCGGCTTTGCGCCAGAACGTTCGGATCTGGTTTTTACGCTTGTCATTCAGTGCGCGGATTCTTGGCGCTTCAGGAAGGATTTCGTGGTAAGCATCGACAACATCCTGACAGCTAACGGAAGGTTTTTTCTTGTCAGACTTTTTGTCTGCTGTGGCACTCTCTAATACGTCAGTATTAGAGATATTATTTATATTATTGTTTATGGACAACCGTTGGACAACCGTTGGACAATCTCCGCTGAGAGCCGCGCCATTACTGGTGTTTGCGTTGGACAACCGTTGGACAACCGTTGGACAATTTTTTGCCTGAAAATCGTCATATTTAACGATTGTAAACAGGCTAAATTTCTTCCCCATCGAGGAAATATTAAGCATCCCTTTCGACTCAAAAGTCCGTAATAAGCTCCGAACTTTGTTGTCGGGGATGAATGTTTCTCTGACCAGCGACGGGCGTCCAGTTATCATCTGACCGCGATCAACAGTTATCGGACCGATATCCGTATTGACGACAGTAGATTCGTGATTAGCCTTGAGGATTAAGTGAAGCCAAAGATGTACTGCCTGAGAGTCCTTATAGAGCCTGCTGTCCATAAACTGGCGGTGTATAGAGACATACCCCATACTGGATGCCTCCTGATGTTGTACAGGGTTATGCCTGTAATCAGCTAACTTAACGACGCCCATGTTTCACTCCTGCTTTGGCTAGTCTGTAAACACCAACAAGGCGTTCTGCGAACGCCCTGTTATTTGCTACGGCTACCACTAATCCCTCAGGTGAATCAGGGTGTCGAATCTCTTCTTTTTCCTGGTATTTCTTACGACGTTTTGTCATAATTACTCCTGTGGATTGATCCAGTAATGACCTCAGAATTCCATCTGGATTTGTTCAGAACGCTCGGTTGCCGCCGGGCGTTTTTTATTGGTGAGTCCATCAAGCGCATACTTAAAAGCCCTGCTAATCGGACTGATGTCTGATGCCATTCCGAAAGCACACAAGACCGAAGCAATAAATCTCCAGTCCGTTCTGCTTATCTTCGATTCATGACAGCCAATCATCTTTGCCAGACCGCGCTGGGTAAGCGTTGACAGGTTGATGAGTAAATCTGTTTCTGCGCGATCAACGTCGCGCTGTGATAGTTTGCTGTAACTTGTTTGTTCCATTTCTTACTATTTCCATAGGTAAATAATCACTAATACTCATCTTTCGATGAGTGATTAATTAGTTACCGCGTTGTCGGCGGTGCAGATTGATAAAGAGCGGTGTTACTTATGCAGCCAGAAGGTTCTTTTTGCTTATTTCAAGCATTTCGCTTGCTTGATATTTGCCACCAGAAATCTCTTCGATTTTTGATGCGTATTTAGTTTTCCCAAAAAACTCAGTCTTAGGGAGGAAGCCGTTTTTGAGCCACTTATAGACAGCCCTTTCGCTAACTCCACAAGCCTTCGCAACTTCAGGGATGCCGACACCTTTAATCGGCTCATCAAGATTTTGCATAGGAATATCCTTTTTCGTACTTTCAGTACGCATTATGATTGAACTGAAAGTTTTTGCAAGTGCTTTAGTATCGTACTCATGGTTCAGAATGAAAAAGTGCGCAAAGAATTCGCCCAGCGGCTAGCGCAAGCCTGTAAAGAAGCTGGTCTTGATGAACATGGTAGGGGGATGGCCATAGCCCGTGCCCTTTCTCTTTCGTCCAAAGGCGTTAGCAAATGGTTTAATGCTGAGTCTTTACCGCGTCAGGAAAAAATGAATGCGCTTGCGAAATTTCTAAACGTTGATGTTGTTTGGCTTCAGCACGGAACTTCGTTAAATGGAGCGAATGATGAAGATACTCTTTCATTTGTTGGCAAATTAAAAAAAGGGTTAGTGCGCGTGGTTGGTGAGGCAATTCTTGGTGTTGATGGTGCCATCGAGATGACCGAAGAGCGCGATGGGTGGCTCAAAATTTATAGCGATGATCCAGATGCCTTTGGTCTTCGTGTGAAAGGAGACAGCATGTGGCCCAGAATAAAATCAGGAGAATATGTACTCATTGAGCCTAACACCAAAGTCTTCCCGGGTGATGAGGTGTTTGTCAGAACCATCGAAGGACACAACATGATCAAGATTCTTGGCTATGACAGAGATGGAGAATACCAGTTTACAAGCATCAACCAGGACCATAGGCCAATAACGTTGCCTTATCATCAAGTAGCAAAGGTGGAGTATGTGGCTGGTATTCTGAAGCAATCTCGCCATCTGGATGACATCGAGGCAAGGGAGTGGCTGAAAAGTTCGTGACTTCATCGTCACATAGCTGATAGCCAGTGGCCTGAAGAGACGTTTGGGTGATATATGTGAAATGCATATATTGATATAAATGCAGCAATATCAATTAGTTAAAAGGTTATATTTTTAATGAATGATCTTGATAAGAAAAAGTACGACCAAGTTATTGATTCTGTGAACTTCGCCCTTAGATCGTTGTCAGAGTTATTCGAAGCCCATGGAATGCATGGGATGTATGATCTAACGAATCCAAGCCTTGATGAGCTAAAATTAGTGTTTACAAGGATGAAAAACGGTGTTGACTCTATTGCTCAAAGCTTTGAGCACATGGTAGAGACAGCAAAGGATATGGATGCCGCAAGTGCAAGCATAAATGTTATGAACATCAAACAAGGATTGATGTATGCTGAATCACTATTGCTTGCTGTAGAGAAATTAGACTATGATAAATGTGTGGAAGCAAATACGCAGATAAAAACCCACGATCTTCCACCAACCCAATGGCCTTAATAGTAAATCAAGATTTCATATAGTCTATTTGAACTAGGCTAGTACCATAAAATAAACCGAGGAAACGCAATGAAAACCATGTCCACTCTGCACAAAGATGCAATGACCCTGAGAGCTCTCATCAACGAGATTCTGGCTCGCTCGTCAGCACACACCAAAAAAGCCGCATAATGCCTACATAACCCGGCCTCAGCGCCGGGTTTTCTTTGCCTCACGATCCCCACACCTAATAACACATAACCAATTGTATTTATTGAAAAATTGATAGATACAACTTGCTAAACCACGAAATTCTGATCCCTGCCGCATAACCCTCATCCGCAACATTTACAAAAATAAATTTCCTTATATATCAAAATCATATTTCGTAGAGTTAATAAATCACAAAATTTTCGTACCAATAGTTCTTGATAATATCGAACTATTGGTTCATTATTATCGCCATCAGCAGGAAGCTGGAAGCCAAACGGAACAGATTGGCAGGCTCTTTAACTTCGATGGGGCGCTGACAAAGCGCAAACAGATACCAAACGAGATGGGGTTGGCGGTGATGTGAATTGCAGCTGCAACGACAGCAACCAGAAGATCAGCACCTGGCGCATCACCACCAAAGCCATTTCACATGAGGAAAACATCATGACGGTAATCGTGTACGGAAAATCAACATTTGCAGGAAATGCCAAAACTCGCCGTCATGAGCGGCGCAGAAAGCTGGCTATCGAGCGTGATTCCATCTGCAACATCATCGATTCGATCTTCGGCACAGACAGTGAGGAAGCTGTTCAGGAAGAACCGAGAAAGCGTTTAAGTCTTTCTGAAAAAGCAATATCACTCGGCATCATCAGTAAATCAAATACAGATGCGAATGGCGGAAGCGTTTGTTTGCCTGAAGTTGCACTGTATGCTGCTGGTTACAGGTCAATGAAATCAATTACGGCGAGATAGAAATGACTAGCAAACAAGTATCATATAAATGCTATTGCCCTTTATGTGGAAGAAAATTCAGCGCCAAGGCAGCATGGAAGCATATCAATGATTATCATCCAAAAGCATCAGAACGTGAGTTGATGATGATAAGAGATGTAAAACGAGAAAAAATTTCTTTCGCAACAAAGCCACTAAACGCCAACAAAAACGCAATATTGTATCAAATGCATCGTTCAAGTGGTCCAGATTATTCTGGAGGTCTTCCATCTCTTGGAAAGAAAAAATAACCACGCTCACGCTGGTTTTTAATGACATAAATAACCGTATTTACTACCGCAAGCCACGCAGTGAAATGGGTGTGACTTGTGTTGGTCGCCAGAAAATGAAATTAGGCAGCAAACCACTTATTTGAGGTGAGATATGGAAGCATTAGTAGTAGAGCGAAGCGAGGATGGCTACTGGACGCACCCAGAATACGCCAACCTGTTTGGGGATAGAGAGGTAATTTCAGCTGATGAGTTCAGATCTTTCTGCAAGCAGCATGGCATTGAATCATCAATTGTTGAAATGGAAAACGACAACAATCAAACGGTAATTGACGCGTATTTTGAAGATGGGAATCAAAACATCAGTGGATGGGAGCCAAGCATGCCAGATGGAGAAGGATGGTTTGTCGGTTCGATTCACGATACAGAAGACGGTCCGATCTGCGTTTGGTTCAGGAATGTAGATAAGGACGAATAGTCGGCCTTTATTTTTGGCATAAACAACAGAATAAACATTGCACTGTGTATTCATTCCAACGAGTGAATACACGGAGCAATGTCGCTCGTAACTAAACAGGAGCCGACTTGTTCTGATTATTGGAAATCTTCTTTGCCCTCCAGTGTGAGGGCGATTTTTTATCTATGAGGATATGAATAGATGTCAAACATCAAAAAATACATCATTGATTACGACTGGAAAGCATCAATAGAAATTGAAATCGACCATGACGTAATGACAGAGGAAAAACTTCACCAGATTAATAATTTCTGGTCAGACTCTGAATACCGACTCAATAAACACGGCTCTGTATTAAATGCTGTATTAATCATGCTGGCGCAACATGCTCTGCTTATAGCAATTTCAAGCGACTTAAATGCATATGGTGTTGTGTGTGAGTTCGACTGGAATGATGGAAATGGTCAGGAAGGATGGCCTCCAATGGATGGTAGCGAAGGAATAAGAATTACCGATATCGATACATCAGGAATATTTGATTCAGATGATATGACTATCAAAGCCGCCTGAGAGCGTTTTTAAAGAATACAACGAAGGAGGATATATGAGTGAAGTAACAGATTTAGTTGTTATTGAAAAAGCAAATGCAATGACTGTATTTCAGTCTGCCGACCAGATTGAAGAAATCCTTCAAAAGGTTGAACGTGAAGTTATGTCCTTTGTGCCTGATATCACAACGGCAAAGGGCAGAAAGGAGATCGCTTCTCTGGCGTATAAAGTTGCGCAGACGAAAACATATCTCGATGGTCTTGGCAAAGACCTTGTTGCTGAACTGAAGGAAATTCCAAAGCTAATTGATGCCAACCGCAAGACAGTGCGCGATCGCCTTGATGAACTGAAAGCCAAGGCGCGCCAGCCTCTTACTGATTATGAGGAAGAACAGGCGCGGATTAAAGCCGAAGAAGAAGCTAAGGCAGCAGCTGAAGCTCTCGCAAAGCAAATTGAGTCTGACCATGAAATAGCGATTTTGATGGATCGCGAATTTGACCGCCAAAGAGAAGAGGCAAGACTCAAAGCGGAGCAGGAAAAGCGAGAGCATGAAGAACGCTTAAAAAGAGAAGCTGAAGAGAAAGCCAGAGCAGAAGCCGAAGCAAAGGCAAAAGCCGAAATTGAAGCAGCAGCAAGGCGAGAAGCAGAAGCTAAGGCCGCAGCGGAACGTGCAGAGCGTGAACGCATTGAAGCCGAGCAACGAGCACAGCGCGAAGCAAAAGAGGCAGCAGAACGAGCTGAAAGAGAAAAGCAGGCGGCAATTGAAGCAGAACGCCGAAAAGCACAGGAGGAGGCTGAACGAATCCGGCGCGAAGCTGAAGCAAAAGAGCAAGCCAGAATAGCAGAAGAAAAAAGAATCAAGGACGAAGAAGAGCGTAGAGCAAAGGATAAAGCTCACCGGAAAGAAGTAAATAACAAAATACTTGCTGACCTTATCAAGGTTGGCGCATCAGAAGATGTTGCTAAAAATATCATAACAGCCATCGTAAAAGGCGAAGTATTCGCAACAAAAATAACCTACTAATAAAACCAACATAAGGAACCACCCATGATTTACGCAATCGCGGGAGGCGCTCGCATGGGTGCCTTCCAACTAAATGAATCTTTACTTGAACGAATCACCCGTAAATTACGTGACGGATGGAAAAGAGTTGAGGTCTTATTATGCGCAATGAAATAGCCATCAATCACCAGATGCTTCGTGCTGCACAGAACAAAGCAGTAATAGCCAGATTTATTGGTGATTCAAAAATGTGGCTTGAAGCAAATAAAGCGATGAAATCAGCTATCAACCTTCCGTGGTATCGCAGGAAATGAGTTTTACAGATAACTGGTCAGACGAAGAATTCATTCGTCAGATGAAAGAATTAATCGGTAACGAAGGAGATATGCATGTCACTTGCAACCACAGTGAAGGAGAGCAAGTTACAGAGACGCATGTACACGCAGCAGGCGTTAATGTATCGCCAGAAGGGAGATCGTGAAGGTGTTCGCGTATTTTTAAATGCGGCAAAGACTGAAGTATTAAATCAGCGTTATTTCCTTGGGCCATGTCCATTCTGAGAACAAACATATGAGCAAAGAATTTTACGCAAGACTGGCAGCTATTCAGGAGAATCTGAACGCGCCAAAGAATCAGTACAACTCATTCGGCAAATATAAATACAGAAGCTGCGAAGACATTCTTGAAGGCGTTAAGCCGTTACTGAATGGCCTGTTTTTATCAATCAGCGATGAAGTTGTGTTGATTGGTGATCGGTATTACGTGAAAGCCACGGCAACTATTACCGATGGCGAAAACAGTCATACGGCAACCGCTCTTGCACGAGAGGAAGAAAGCAAGAAAGGAATGGATTCTGCACAAGTTACTGGAGCTACAAGCTCTTATGCACGCAAGTATTGCCTCAATGGTTTGTTCGGCATTGATGATGCGAAAGATGCAGATACCGACGAGCATAAACATCAGCAGAACGCAGCAGCAAAGCAATCAAAACCATCACCTACACCTGAACAGGTTCTAAAAGCATTCACTGACGCAGCATTGCAGAAAAACACCGTGGAAGAGCTTAAACAGGCGTTCGCCAAAGCGTGGAAGATGCTCGAAGGCACACCGGAGCAGCACAAAGCGCAGGACGTTTACAACATCAGACGAGACGAATTAGAAGGGGCGGCCGCTTAATGGCACATTCGATTACTGTAAGACTAAACAAGCCCGCAAGAGAGTTTCAGGCCGGGGAAAATATCGGATTCAACATCCGTGCTGGCGTTCAGTATTACGATCGCCAGACAAAAAAGAAAGAATGGACAAACTACAGCGCCGTTGTATTTGCCAAGCCGGGAGCGCAAGCGGATTACTATCGTAGCGTTCTGGTTGAAGGAGGCATTGTAGAAATTACCGGAGAAAACATCAGGGTTGATGTTTATCAGGGGCAAAATGGTCAATCAATCACTCTTGAATTACTGAATGCAAAGATTGGATTTGCAACTTCAGGAAACAGCCAACAGCAGCAAAGTAGCAATCATCAAAATCATCCTGAATACGACGATTCAATTCCCTTCTAAAGTAGCAACATAAGGATTCCATTATGCCAGCTCCTCTGTATGGTGCGGATGACCCACGCCGCTGTTCCGGCAATTCCGTATCGGAGGTGCTGGATAAATTCAGAAAAAACTACGATCGGATAATGTCGCTACCGCAGGAAACGAAAGAGGAAAAGGAATTTCGCCACTGTATATGGCTTGCAGAGAAAGAAGAACGAGAGCGAATTTACCAGACATCAATCCGACCATTCCGCAAAGCCACATATACCCACTTCCCTGAATATATCGACCCGCGCCTGCGTAATTACCGCTCACGCTATGGAGCTATCAGTAATGACTGAGGAATTAACAATGAAAACAATGAAGCTAAACATCGACCTCGGAAAATACGTTATTACCGGAACCAAACACGACCTGATTCTTAGTGAAAGAGGAATTATCAAAGAAGGTGAGAATGCGGGGAAAGAAACACTAAGCCGTATCGGTTATTACAGCAAGTTTGAGCATCTGGTTAAAGAGTTATGCAACCGTGAAATTCTGTTATCTCAAGCGCGGACGCTACAGGATATTCAGCAGCATATCGAGACTTTAGGTGTGTCACTTAGCATGGCCGTTGACCAGTTCGTGGAGAGTAAATCATGAGAGGACTTGCATACAATCCCGGCATTCTTCCGGCAGAAATGATTATTCGCCAACGCGTAAAGCCAATGCCATCAAGAGAGGAATTACTTAAGCGAAACTCGTTTCCATCAGTGAATTAAAACAAATATCTGAATGCGATGTTGCGGAGTGGGAAGAAATGAAACAAATTTCACTAATTGAGATGGATGGTTTTCTGAAAGGTAAATGCTTCCCACGAGATTTAAAGGTTAACGAAACAAACGCTGAATATCTGGTGCGTAAGTTCGGTGAACTTGAATCAAAACTAGAAACGGCGTTGCGGGAGTGTAGTTCTGCTGGAATCACGATTGATAACCTTGAGGCCAAGTGCGCGAAGATGGCTGCTGAAAATATCTCGCTTAAGCAATCTGAGAAGGAATTTAATGACTTTTGTCGTGAGGAGTTTAGCGAATGGGAAGATGATGTTACTGAAACCCCAGCCACCGATGCTTTCCTGGCTGAAGTACGGGCGCAGGGCGTGGAGATGGCTATGGAGCATATGCAGTCGAGCGGTTCGTCAACATTTGGAGATTGCTACATATCACTTAACGAGTTCGCCGCAGAGCTTCGCAAAGGAGGTAACCAGTGAGTGTATATCTCATTGATAAACGCCGACGTGGGCAACAAATACCACCTGTAGGAATTCCGAATCACACATGGTTTTGCGTACTTGATATCGATGGCATGGATAAGTTTGTTGACACTCGTCATTACTGCGATACCGCAACAGCTACTCCGGCGAAAGCAAAGAAAATGGCTGCTCTGATAGAAAACTGGACTCCACCTGATGGTTGGTGCAATGGGAATGATCGAGATTGGCATGAAAAAATGAAGGGCTACATCTGCGATTTCTTACGTAAATGCAACGGATTCAGGGTGATGTGACATGAGCAAGATTGACTATCAGGCACTGCGTGAAAAGGCAGAGAAAGCAACGTGTGGTGTGTGGTCGCTCGAATATGGAGAGGGCCGATTTGATGGTGATGATGCGCTAATTCATCGTGAAGTTGTTGGATATCTTCCCATTTGCAGAATTGAAGGAGCGCATCCTGAAAGCGGTTTCGATGAAGATTTCCAAATGGAACAGCAGGCCAATGCTGAGTTCATCGCTGCAGCCAATCCGGCTACCGTCTTGGCGCTGCTGGGCGAGCTGGAAACAGCAAAAAAGCGCATTGCAGAACTGGAAGCCGAACCTGTAAGCCAAGCTTACAACTTGCCAGAATTAATCGAAGGCATGGAAGTTTCCATTGATGTAAGTACTTGTGATGCTGATTTAGGTAATCGCTATTTCGGCACCGTAACCGAGGCGTTAGAACTTGATACTGCCAAGAATGGTTACATCCTCCTGGTTCAGGACGCAGAGCCAAACTTCGATGTAAATGGCAACTCTCCGGTAACTCCGGATGGTTGGATAAGCTGTAGTGAGCGAATGCCTGATAGCAATTGCTTGTATCTTTGCTGGGGAACATATTTTGAAGGAGATGAACCAGGCTACATTCCTGCTTATTTCTTTGTCTATCAAACCAACGGATGGACGGAGTGGCAGCCAGTAGAGGACGACTGCAATCCTCGCGAAGTAATCATAACCCACTGGATGCCGCTTCCAGCAGCACCAAAACAGGAGGTTAAGTGAGTATGAGTGCATCACTAATAACCGCCTTCAATCAAAGTGCAAATCCAAGCAATGAGCAGGTTGTTGTGTTCGGCTGGATTGCTGAGTATTTCGAAAGCATTTTCGACGATGAATCCTCTAGGTATTGCAGGAATATTTCTGAATCACTCAAAAATCAGGTTTCTGCTCAACAGGAGGTGAAGTCGTGAGCAAGCACATCATCAAATATGACTATCGAGAGGGAGTTAAACTTGCAAAGCATGAAATAGAAACGTGGTGCGGACATGCGCCACAATTTTCAGACTGGTTGTTTCAGGATGCTCAGCACGCGCTGTTGAGCATTGAGCAGGAAGCGCTGCTTGTTCCTTGCAAGAATTGTCTGGCAGCAATCATCAAAACGGCGCAGGAGGTTAACCGTGGCTAACCTGCAACTTTCCGTCAAAGGTGAATACTTCGATGCCATGATTCGTGGAGAGAAAACGGAAGAGTATCGCCTGTGTAATGACTACTGGAATAAGCGAATTATGTTCCGGGAGTATGACCGCCTGATTATCACAAAGGGATATCCGAAGCGCGACGATTCCAGCCGCAGAATTGACGTCCCGTATGACGGATATGAAATCAAGACAATCACACATCAGCACTTCGGCGATAAACCGGTAAAGGTGTTCGCGATAAAGGTGAATATCGGCAATGAATAACAATCCTCGCACTCGCGGGGATTTCTTTTATCTGAACTCGCTACGGCGGGTTTTGTTTTATGGAGATGATAAATGCACTTCCTAGTCACAGGTGAATGGAATGGAGAGCCATTCAACAGAGTTATCGAAGCAGAGAACATCAACGACTGCTATGACCACTGGATGCTATGGGCGCAGATAGCACATGCAGACGTAACCAATATTCGAATTGAAGAACTGAAAGAACACCAAGCCGCCTGATGGCGGTTTTTTATTGCCTGATTTGCAGGTTCGATTCCCTATTCGGAGATAGCACTCATGCAACACGAACTACAGCCTGATTCCCTGGTTGATTTGAAATTCATCATGGCCGATACTGGCTTCGGTAAGACCTTCATCTATGACCGGATTAAGTCCGGCGACCTGCCTAAAGCCAAAGTTATCCACGGACGAGCAAGATGGTTATATCGTGACCATTGTGAATTCAAAAATAAGCTCTTAAGCCGCGCCAATGGGTAAAATAGCGGGTAAAATTTTTTTCACATCTAAAAAACACCATTCCAATCAATCCCCTGCCGCTTCAAGTAGATGTCTGCAGGGGACACCATGAACACTTCTCACTAAGTTCAATTAATTCCATAACTCACTGTTTTAACTGATATCATCTCCTTATACTCGTCCAGCAAAGTACCATTATTTCTAATGGAATCTATACATCTTTGCGTATAACATTGTGTATAACTGAGTTCGATCTTTTTTCTATACACATGCTGCTATCTGACATCCAAATAAAAAGAGCAAAACCGAAGGACAAACCCTATACGCTTAACGATGGTATGGGGCTATCACTCCTGATCGACACAGCGGGCAGTAAAGGCTGGCGTTTTCGCTATCGCTTTGCAGGTAAGCCTAAGATGATTTCCTTTGGCGTATATGGCGATGTGTCGTTGGCACAGGCACGTACCAAACGTGATGAAGCGCGTTCGATGTTAGCCAACGGGATAAACCCAAGTGAAGCCAGAAAAGCAGATAAGATTGCTTTGCAGTTCGCGCATGAGAACAGCTTTGAGTCTGTGGCCAGAGAATGGCACTCATCGAAAAAAGCCACCTGGTCAGAGGGTTATGCAAAAGAGGTTCTCAATTGTATGGAAAAGGATATTTTTCCTTTTATCGGCCAGCGCCCAATTGAGCAGATTGAACCATTAGAACTGCTAACCGTCCTGCAAAAAATAGAGAAAAGAGGTGCGCTAGAGCAAACCAGTAAGATCCGCCGCCGCTGTGGTGAAGTGCTTCGTTATGCTGTTGCCACTGGTAGAGCAAAGTATAATTTTGCACCCGATTTAGCTATCGCACTCAACAAACCTAAAACCCAACACTTCCCGTTCCTGACTGAAAGCGAGTTGCCCGAGTTCGTTAATGCTCTGGATAACTATCAGGGCAGTTTAGTTACCAAATACGCCACGCAGCTGTTGATGCTAACAGGCGTGCGAACAATTGAACTACGTGCAGCGGAATGGGCTGAGTTTGATTTAGATAATGCCTTATGGGAGATCCCCAAAGAACGGATGAAGAAACGCCGCCCCCATCTGGTTCCGTTATCAACTCAGGCGATCAATATCCTGAAAAAGCTGCAAGAAATAACAGGGAATTACAGCCTCGTTTTCCCTGGCCGGAATGACGTCAGTAAACCAATGAGCGAAGCCAGCATCAACAAAGTGATAAAACTACTGGGTTATCACGGTCGGTTAACGGGTCACGGTTTCAGGCATACCATGAGCACCATCTTGCATGAGCATGGGTTTGAAAGTGCCTGGATTGAAATGCAGCTTGCGCATGTTGATAAGAACTCTATTCGAGGTACTTACAATCATGCGCAATATATTAAAGATCGACAAGTAATGATGGAATGGTACGCTAGCTTATTAAATACGACCTGCTATTAAATCCAGCATGAAACAAATATGGTGAGTAATTTGATACTGTTTGTTTTTTGGCAACCCAGGGAAATGCCTTACAGTTGGTTGACTATTGTAATAATAATAGTTAAGACCAATGTTGCTGCCAAACTGGGTTGGATGTTGGGGAACAAGATTTGTAATTTGATCTGAAACATCTAAAAATTTTGCAGTAACATTTGAACTTCCTCGTTGCGTGTTGCTTGATACAAAATGACGAATCCAAACTGTATTCGCTTGTAAATTCTTGAACACCAAATGTGCGGCAACAGCAGAAGGTTGACCACCTCCAAGATCTAGTACCTGGCCAGTAATTGTATAATCGCCAAATCCTAAGTAATTTTGTCCCACGAATTGATGTGCGTGCGTGAAAAGTTCCGGCCCATTATAATCAGCATTTTTTGCTAACTTTCTAAAGTTATCGCTAATAATAATTAACTTCGACAAAGGAAGAAGAGCGCACTGATTAGGAAGCATTTTATTATTTAAAACAACATGATAACTAATCAATTGATTTGTCGCCAACAACTGAATATCAGAGTTGGATAATGATGGATTATCATATAGAAGTGCAACTCGTCTATTTAAGTTAGCATTCAACCAATTATTAATATCATTAATCGTTGTATTGGGCTGAATAAGATATCCAGAGATGATATTATTTTTATTTGTTAATACACTTGATAAATTTTGATTTAAAGTTAAGACGTTATTGTGTGAAGAAAAATCTTCCTGATAAGGATTAAGGATAACAATTATGTCAGAATTCCAAACATTTAAACATGTTAATAAATTTCTCGTATTGACGTTAATTGGTTCTAAAATTGGTAGCAGACCATTTAGGCTAACTCCCTTCGCAACGAGGTCCCTAAGGCATAATAACTCTGTACTTCTCGCATACAAATATGGGCTATACATAACTTACAACTCCTGAGGATATCAACAAATTTTAATTTTTACATCCATCAAATTCATGATGAATTCTTTTTGCTTTCTTGATAATGGTGTTGCATAACCTAAAACACGTAAACATGCTGGAAGAGAATAAATATAATCCAAAAAAACTTTATCGTTACATCTTTTTTTCATAGCAGAGATAAAGTATTTATTTGCTATGTTTAATGGCATCTGCATGAATATCTCTTTACAATATTCATAAACCAATCCGTTAGGCATATTTATTTTAGTTGAAGTGTAATCTTCTATTATAGCTAAGAACTCTTCCTTTCTAAGAACTGAAAACAAGCTGTCACTTTTAATATAATCAATATTTGAATCTGCCTCCTTAATGACACTCAATTGATCTTTTTTATTCAAAACCATAACTCCCACTCTGGGGAGATTTAAAGCACAATATTTACTTGCATACTCTGGATGTGTAACTATATACACTTTATCAAAAACATCCAAATAATCAGGGGCTTGAGTAATCAACCTTTTTGGTGAATCATACTCTGTCTTAATCTCGTAAGCTGTAGACGTACCATTAAACACCGCAACATCCACTATAGAGTTTTTAATTGGTAACTCTATGGACGACGAACTTGTTTTTGGGCTGTGCTTACCGAATATTATTTTATTGACAAGTGCTGTCTTATAAACATATTCATTTCTATAATTCAGACGCAAAAAATCATATAATGATGTAAATAAATCCCTTAGTGAAATCTCATGTTCATTATTATCATTGTTTGAAAACAGTGTTTCATAGCAGTAAGAATCAAAACTCCCAAATAAATCCGAAATATCCTTACCTTTTGCTAAGGATGAAAAAATGGGGCGACGGAAAAATTTAGCATATTCCTTTTTATTATGACTCATTACTCATACTCTATAAACATCATGCAATTTGATAAGTTATGACGAATTCTCACCATCCAGTTACTACCTGTACATACTAATCAAAAAAAACGAGTACGCAAGATACGAAAGTACTTTTCTTGTTCACCAGTTAGCTTACCTTGATCCTCACCAGCGACTGGAAGATAGGTAGCAGTATATGTGGAAACCTTCCCCTAGCTAGGTCTACAAACGTAGTTTGGGCATTTAGGCTCCACGATTCACGGTTTGACACGGCCTGATATCTGCACATTCGTTTTGATATGCAGCAATCGTGAAAAAGGAAAATATACGCTCGACAGACCAAAACGGCACTACACCGCACCCGCCTGCGGTTTTCATATCACTAAAAATTTTCAGCCTGGATTTTTTACAAACGATACCGCCAGTCCGTGCCAGTCCTCGAGATGTACTGCGATACAGGAACTGAAAAGAATGAAAAGAAATTCATTTTTTTTCAGTTTTACTGTCCGTCGAATCTATGGCCTGAATACGCAACTCTATGATATTAAATGGATAATTAATTTTAGGTGTGTGATTTTATGAAGGTTTGTGAAACATGAAGAAGATAACCAGTTGAAAAATAATAATTTTATGACCGTATAAACTGAAATCCTGTGTTCAGGTTCCGGGAACAGATCGGCCATTCCCGACGCATACTTTACCCATTCTTTTGCGCAGCCAGCAGCAACTTTAAAGCCTTTTCCCGTTCCTCGGGTGGAATTGCATCAATCAGCTCTTTAACCCTTCCCTGCCCGTTCAGCGCGCTTGGACTAACGGAATGGGAGAAAGCAACATTCATCACAAACGAGTGACCGCACTCCACATTAGAGCAATAGCAGTACACATCGTACAGTTGTGGGTGTTTCCTGTTTGTTTTACCTATCCGTGCTACTGCCTGACATGTGGGGCAGTACATTCTCATCATCTTCATCGTTCTGTGCCCTATACTGTTGCCCGCCAGAAGAAGGGATTTGGATCCCTACCTCTTGTTCTGAACGTGTAACACTGGTAACACGTGTAACGCTATTGATTTAAAAGGATTTAATCTGTTACCAGTTAGCAAAATCAAGAGGTAACGCGTGGTAACACACCATTTTTTGTTACCTCTGTTACCAGTCAGTATTTTTGACTGGTAACACTGAAGAACCGCATCAGTAACGGGTGTTACCTCTGTTACCAGTGTTACCTCATAAAAATAAGACTCACGCGATAATCACTCAGGTTCAGCGCTTCCCAGTACCTGTGTATTGAACTGGTACACACGTTTAAGCCCTATTTCTGGCAGGCGAATGCTGTTTTGCGTCCGGCCATCTTCACCGGGTTTCAGCCAGCCCGCGTCCACACACAACCTGGCCACCTTACGCGAGTCAAATCCTTTACAGATCTCCTTCCAGCCTGACGGGAGAACGTAGAACGTCACAACCGGCTCTGTCACGTTGTCTCCTTTATCGACTTTTCTGAATCCCATCATTGAAACAGGCCGGTTCCTGTCGTCATTCCAGTCAGCAAACCGACTGAACTGATTACGCGTCATGAAGTCCCGAACCTGTTCAAGTGCCGCTTTATCTTCCTGATTAGCTGTATGGCCCCGGTCAGCCATCCATGCAGCCAGACAGCTTTGAGCGGCACGAAAGGCCTCTCCCTCCGGCCATCCTGTGATGCCCGCTTTTGTGGCCAGCTCCCCGGCCATCGCAACCAGAGCAAAACGGGTAACAGCCCGGCCAACCTGATTCCCGGCATTTTCCGGCGTCAGCCTTCGGGTATACTCTTTCAATAAGGCTTTCGCCTGACTGGTCAGTTCCGGCAGATCAGCGGTCAGGCAATACAGCCAGTCGCGGAATGGTGCACCATGATAATGCGCTACGTGCTGCTCAAGATGCTCAGCCAGGGTTTTCCCGCTACTGAAGCCATGAAGTTCTTCAAACACGCCATACTTGCCCGAATCGCTTGGGATCTGGATCATTCTGACCTCAACCCCGGCATACGTACGTTCCCCGGCGCTTGCCGCATGCTCTACCAGTGACAGTTCCCCGGTAGACAGAAACAACAGATTCCAGCGGTTGGTTTCCCTTACCGAACCATCTGTTCTGGCTCTGGCTTTGCCCTGCCCGTTAGCCAGCATATAAGCGATATTTCCCGCCTCCCTGCCGTCAACCTCCCGGATTTCATCCAGCATCAGCGTGGCATCATTGCGGCGGCTCGCCGTTCCTTCTAAGGCATTCCCCGTCGCCCGCCACGTATGCCAGAAATCTGTTCCACCACATACTGATGCAGCCACTTTCATCGTCGTGGTTTTACCGTCTGTGGATTCCCCTTTGAGGTGATAACCTCCACCGCCGATACCAACCAGTTTCAGAAGGGGGGCAGCAAATGCCAGACTCACCGCAAAGGCAAGACGGGCATTCTTTATGCAATAACGGCCTATATTTTCACGCCAGCCCTCTGATGTGCCGCTGACACGAAAATCACGCCCCTGCACACTCGATGTTTGTAAGATGACTGACTGGGCTTCGCGCCCTATCACTTCATCCTGGAGAACGTAAACCCCGCCGTGCCAGCCAGTTTTATTCACACAGGTTACTTTTCTGTCCGGTTTACACAGCGAGATATATTCCATCAGGAATGCTCTGGCCATGCCGTTAATGTTGATGTAAGAAAGCCCGTTAACCAGCAGAACGCGGCGCAGTTCTTCCCCGCTACCGCCCAGCATCTCCATCGGCATTGCCCATTTACGGCTGTTTCCGTTGGTATCTTCCCATTCCAGCAAACGCCCGTAATTACTTCCATCAGCATCACTGGTGATTGCCGTCACCCGCAACGGACTGCAAATTTTGATATTACGTATCTCTGTATCACCATCAGACTTATTAACCAGCTTGTCGTACCACAAATATTCTTTTGTCAGCCGGAACCCTTCTGGTAAACGGGTCTGCCCTTTGCCATGCAGCGTCATTTCTTCACGAAAGGCATCTCTCGCCCGTTCTTTCCCCACTTCCTGCCGATAATCATCCCAGTCAGCCTTATGGCGTACCGGAGGGAGCGTTACCCAGCCATCCACCGCTTTGGCGGCTTTCTCTGCCTGAATACGCCCGGTGTTTTCTTTGCCGTCAGCCAGATCATTATCTCCGGCCAGAATGATCCGGGTTTCCGGCCAGCGTTTTCGGATCTGCTCCGTCACCTTCAGTAAATTGGTGGCAGCGACAGCCGCCACGATCCATCCTTCAGTCAGCAGACTGACGGTAAGCGCCGTGGCAAAACCCTCAGTGATAATCACCTGTTCAGGTGTTTCAGCGGGTATATCGGTCAGGGCAATGAATGCGCCAGACAGCTGGCTACCGGGCAGCAGACTTTTATCCCCGTCAGGATTGATAAGCTGGCCACCAGTAATATTCCCGGAAATATCCGTCAAAGGCAGCAGTAATGAACCGGTGGAAAATGTTATTCCGGCCAGATTCAAAGGCTGTGACAGCAAGGGAAGTGAATACCCGTGTAAGCTCTTATTTGTCAGATAGACCGGCTCACCATTGCAGGACTGCTGTCTGAGTCTGGTATATCGCTCCGCGCCCGCTTCTTTTCCTGCGGCCTTTTTCCTGGCTGGCAATGCGGGCTTCTCCTGTATTTCTGGTAATGCAAGCGCCTCAGATACCATCCCGGCGACTTCTTTTATCTTTCTTCCTGTCACCAGACGAACCAGATCAAGACCATCGCCATGACCGCACTGATTACAAAACCACGTCCCTCGCCCCGCTTTATCGTCCAGTCGAAAACGATCTTTTCCACCACAGGCAGGGCAAGCCCCATGATGTCCTGCGGACGGTACTTTAATACCTAATGCTGACAGGATATAAGGCCAGCGCCCAATTGCAGCTCCGGAAATCGTGGATACAGACGGTGTTTTCACAGCAGCACCTCCTGACCTTCCGGCTTCACAAATTCAAAACCTTCGGGTAGTTCGCCATCAGGTGCTCCGAAAATAATATCCCGGTAAACCTCACGCATCTCTGTGACACCAAAAACTGACAGGCGAATATTTTCTGACATAAAGCCTGGTTTAAGCATTTTTTCCAGTTTCTCTGCGGCCAGTATGCAACCAGCATCAGCCCCAAACTCATTCACCCACGGCATTTCAATATGGTAAATAATATTACTCACCACTTTTTCGTGGGAGAGTTCTATTCGTTCGCCATCTTCAATATAAACAGGTTCATTATGAACACGCACCATTAAGGAAATGAATGCATCAGCAATGTAGTAGCGTAAGACTGCTGTTCGTAAAGCATGCGCCTTTAAATTTTGATTATTATTCATCGCGCATCACTCCCTTAATTGTGCTGGTTTCCTTAACAACGCCATCCAGTTGTTCGGCAATACAGGCCACTAAAGCCGCAGCGCCTTCCGCTGAAACAGTTCTCGCTCCATTCACTGTGGGCACGGACAAGACCTCTGCAAGAAACTCACTGGCCAGTGCCGCCCGTAACAGACGACTCTCCCCCTGTTCACTCAATATGCAGCCTTGCTTAAAATTCATGGATTTCATGCAACCACCTCCCCGGCTCTTTTCACAGGGATACGGGCAGCAAAGCTCAGGATAAATTCAGTGGCAAGTTTAAGGCGTGCAGCATGCTCGCATTCTGCGATTACACGCACAGGGCGTGGACGGGCATCACGGTCTGTACGGCGGACAGCCAGAAAGACAAAGGTAAATTCAGGGTGAGATAAAGCAGGGACTGTAGCCATAATGGCAACCTCCTTCAGATAGCGGGTAACGCTACCACCGGAGTTCCTACGCTCATGGGTGGTAGCCCAGACGGGGGTAGGAATACCGGCTCTGAAGGATACCGGCCAGCCCGAAAGCTGCCCCGCCTGGACTACCATAATTCTGATGATGTGGCGTAAAAAATAAAAAAATACAATCAGCCACCACACCATAAATTTTAGGTGAGTCAAAGCTGCGACACAAAAAAACACGCCTAGCGCGTGTAGTATCGCCTTCAGATAACACGGGTTCCTACGCCCGGCTGCCGATTTTGCGGCAACCTTTAAACTATATCCCGCGCATTCCTGGTGAGGCAAGAAATTTATAACCGAAAACTGATCATTGCCTGGATTAATTAACGCTGGCAT